AGGGCGTCGCGGTCTCCGGTCAGTGCCTGCCGTTCAAGCGTTCGGGTCCGTTCGTCCACGCTAGGTTGCGCGGCCCAGGAGACCCTGCCGCTTCTTGAGCAAGCGCTCAAGGATCGACTCGCGGCCCTCGCGTTCGGCCAGAAGCGTGGCGGCGATGTACTTCTTCGACTTCCCGGCCGGCGTCAGCCGGCCCTGCTTCCGGCGCAGGCGACGAAGCCGGCGTACGTTGCGTTCGTGACCCATCGAAGCCTCCAGTGAGTCCGGAGCATATCAGGTGGCTTCGAGTGCTGTCGAAGCCACTGCATCCGAGGTCATCTTCATCAGTACTGGTACGTGTGGGAACGAATGTGAGTGCGTGCGCACGCGTGCGCGCCTGCACGCACTTCTTGAACAGGCGTCCGAAGAACGGAATCGTTTGGCGCGCCCCTTCCGGGCTGGGCCCGTACGTGGAGCGAGCCGGCCTAGCTGGCCGGCACCTTGGAACCGAGAACCTCGCCGGGAGCGCGCATCCTGGGCAGGCCGACGGGACCCTGGCCAGGCGACACGCGGTGGGCCTACGGGTCTGGCGGGGGCATTTGCGCTGCCTCGTTCTGGAAGTCAGCGCGCTGGAACTGGCCGTTCTCCTTGAGGCGCTGGTAGCGCCACTCGCGCTGTGTGGGCCAGAGGACCAGGTTCGCGAGCATCTGGTTCCGGATCGACTTCGAGGTGGGCGGGTGCTTCGAGGTGGAGATCCTGGAGTGACTGACCTGATCCCAGGTCTCCCACTCCACGAGCCCGGCCTTCTCGCACTCCTCGCCGCACTCCTCGCCGTGCTGGTGGTCGTCCTCGAGCGTGCCCTTCTGGAGGCGGTACTCGGCGGTCATCTGGCTGCGCGTGACCCAGGGCAGGCCTTGGCGGCCGTGCTTGGGACGCGACGAGCCCGTACAGGGCTGGCGGAAGACCTGGTCCATGAAGGCGCAGAACTCGTCCCAGCTGGTATAGAACAGCCCGGCAGCTACGACCCGAGGTGAGAGGTAGGCCACCCGCACGCGGTCCATGACCTCGTCGAGCGAGAGCATCCGCGCGTTCTGCCGGACGGTCTCGCTCATGTGCTCGAGGAGCGCCGTGCAGGTGTTGTCGTCGTCATGGGTGACCAGGTACATCACGAACCGATCAGGGCCGCGGGTCGCAGTCAGCCAGCGGAAGGCGAGCTTCTTGCTCATCTGGTTCGCCTTCTTCCAGGCCCACAGCTCCTTCCGGGTCTTGAACTCCGGGCTCTCGATCCAGAGGAATCGCTTGTGTCCCTCCCACTTCTTCCGTAGGCAGGCGATCAGCATGTCTGAGTAGAAGACCGCGCATGGGATGCACGGGAGCCGGTCGCAGGGCCAGGAGCGGTACTTCCCCGGGCCGTGCGAGCTGCAGGTCCTGCGCGTGAACGTGCCACAGGGCTGCATCTCCTCGAGCGTCTTGCGGTACCTGTGGTCGACCGGACACTGCGGGTTGTCGCCGCGGCAGTACTGTTCGGATTGCCTCTGCATCGCCGAAGCCCCGTCGGAGGTCTTGGTGGGCAGGAGCTGACGGATGACATCCTTGAGGTCTAGTCCAGGGAGCTCCTTCTTGCGGTCCTGGTAGTAGGCCTGCGCGAGCTCGAGCAAGAACGAGCCCCCGTAGAAGAAATCGCGCAGGATCTTGCTCTTTCCACCCAGACGGACGCCGCTTCCTCCGCGCTTCAAGGCCTCGATGTCACGGGAGATCATGCTCCAGCTGTCGGCCGCCTTCAGGTCGAAGCTCTTGTAGACGACGTGCTGAACCTGGCGCGACGATAGACGCAGTTGTCCGTGCAGGAGTCGGGCCGTACACATGCGTAGAAGGTGACGCTGGTCCGGAGACGAAGGCATGAAGCTGCGGTAGACCTCAGCGACGTTCGTGAACTTGCACTTGTCGATGCCAGCGGCCAGTCGCTCCTCGACCTCGCTCTTGGGGCGAGCAATTCGGTTGCGCGCAGACTCCCGAGATCTCGCTTCGGCGATCAGTCCAGGCCTGCCGATCGCGGCCTGCTGGGTCTCGAACAGCCGCTCCCCGCGGGTCACGAGATCCTTTTGGATCGGGCTGCCCATGAGCGGCTCGCCTTCGAGGCGGGTCTTCCTGTGGACCTTCTCCTTATGGAGGCCTCCATCGGGCCGGAACATGCCGCCACGACCAGCGGCGCTCTTGTTCAGGTTCGAGAGGTCGACGGCTCCGAATTGTTGGCCGTGCGGATCGTCAGAGAAGACCCAGAACTCGTAGCTGGGCTTGGTGGAGACCCTTCTCTTCTTTGTTCCGGGTTTGTCGTCGTCGTCGTCCTTGTCCTTTTCGAGATCTGGCTGCGGAATGCGCGGCTGGAGTCCGATCTTCTGCATCACGTCGCGGCAGTAGCCCAGCATGCAGCGCAGGAGTTCGGGCGTTTCTGCGCCTGGCTCGCATGGACCGAACTCTCCGTGGAAGCGTGGCGCTTCTGGCTTTCCGGATCTGCACCAACGCAGCCTGAATCCGTCGGCGCCCACAACGTCGTTGATCAACGACATCACGCGCTCCGCGCGCGGGAAGTCTTTCATGTCCAGATCGAATCCCGGCGCCGTCAAGCGCGGGATGTTGGTCATGAACTCCCTGTGCTCTTCTGATTCTGGAGTTCCTTTGTATAGTTTGTTGTCGTCAAGGAAGACGAACCTGGACAGTGACTTTTCGTCCGCGATGACTCCGTAGTCGTAGACTTGGCCTAGTACGTGGGCATCGCCCACGGACTCGCCCGTCTCCTCGATCACGATCTTGTTGCTGGAACAGTAATGGTCTGAGAGTACATCCACGTGATTGTCAGCGAACGTGGGGACCCAGCGCGCCCACTTAGAATCAGGGACCAATTGTGCGCGGACCCGCAGAGGGGCGTGGTCTCGGTTCTTGGCCTTGCGGTACTCAGCCCAGCGGGCCTTGAAGGCCTCGATGTCCTCTTGGGTCCAGAGCGCAGGCACGCGGGTGGTGTTCATGCGTACCCTCCCCACGCGCCGTTGTCTCTCGCCCATTCCATCAGTTCTTCGTACGTGAACTCATCGAGTGCGTTGCCGTAGCAGGTCGCGAACGAAACTGGGTCCAGGTCCCAGGCCTCATCGATGGCCTGGATGTAGGTCTTTCTTTCTGACCTGTCTATGTAGGAGATGTAGGCCGCCACACAAGACAACTCTTGGATGGTGCGGTCTTTCTGAGGGATGCCTTTTGGTTTGAAGTTTGCGGCCTGGCGGGTAGCCCTCACGGGCACCTCCCCGTGAAACTATGGCTTGACAGGTTCTGATCGGTTGGAATACGCTCTGGCACGTCAGCACCTCCGATGCTGGCGCCTTTGATCGAGGGCCACCGAGTTCAGGCGGTGGCCCTCAACCTGTACGCGCAGAACCATCGTTACCTGCTGGACCCACCGTTCGTCAACAGGCTTCGTTGGCTAGCTTCGCAAGTCCAGTAGCCAGCGTCGCGAGCGCTTCCTGGTGGATCAGATTCGGGACGCTTCGTCCGTGGAACCAGTTCAGCACGGACGCGTCCGTGACGCCCAGCGCTCGAGCCACCGCGGCCGCTGAAGTCTGCCCCACCAGCCGCCACACGAGCTCCCTGGAGGCTCGCGTCCAGCGCTTCCGGTGACGCTTGGGCCGCGAGCAGCTGCGTGAGCATGCGAGTTGGGTCAGCTCCCAGGGCCGGAGTATGACCCCGCATGAGCACACGATCTCGCGCTTGAGCCGGGCCATCAGTCCGGGTCCATGCCGCCTTCGTCGGCCGCTCGAGCCTCGTCGTCCTCGTCCGAACAGCCACGGCAGCCGCGGAACAGCGCTCCGGCCGTCTCCTTGACGTGGATGGCCGCCACCCGCTTCTCGTTGGTCTTCTTGTCCTTGCTTCCCCAGCAGCGCTCCCCCGGGGGCGGGTCGAGCTCGAGCGAGCGGCTCGAGCGAGTGAGCCGGATCTGGCTCTTGCCGACCTTCTTCAGGGTCACGACCTCGACTACGTGACCGGCGCGGCCGTCGGCCCAGAGGCCTGAGACCCACTCCACCCGGACCTGCGCCCAGGGGTGCCAGGCCGCGTTGTTTCCGCCGTCGTTGAACTTGGTCCAGGCCAGGTCGCCGACCTCCCACACGTCCGGGCGCGGACGCTGCTCGGTGGGCTGCTTGGCCGGCCGCTCGGGAAACAGGTCCTTGGTCTGTTCCCAAAGGACCTCGGCGTTGGTCTTGGGCTTGGGCGGAGCTTTCCTGGGCTCGTACGGCTCCGGATTGGTGTCCTTGGCCAGATAGAGCGGGTGCTTGGGCGTGCCGTCCTTGTTGCGGCCCAAGCAGCGTACCCGAGCTCCAGCCTCCTCGAGGATCTTCTCGACCTGGTCTGAGCGGTTACGAACGGTAGCGATCGTGCCCCATGCCGCGAGGACGGCACGGCCTGCGCAGGCCTCGCGGAGGACCCGGTCGTTCTCAGGTCCGATGGCTCGCTCGAGCAGGTCGCACTTGAGCAGCTGGAGGAGCTCCTTGGGGTCGGTAGCCCGGTAAGCGAATGCGTTGACCTTGAGCAGTCCGCCGTAGCCCCACAGCTGCGCGAAGCCGATCTCGCGGGTCACGGTAGGGTCGTTTTTCTTCTCGTCGGCCGTGCTGGGATTCAGGCCGATCACCACCAGGACCGGCTTGCTCTCGTCCCAGATGCGCGTGAGCGAGTAGCGCCAGATCCTACAGGGAGAAAACATCGCGTTGGAATACACCTACCCCACCTCACCGTCAACCGCCGCGATCAGGCCGACCTTCTCGAGGTTGACCTCCTCGACGCGTTCGTCCAGCGCGTGGTCCGCGAACAGGTCGATGATCGTGACGTCCTGCAGCTGCCCGAACCGGTAGATGCGGTTCTCGCTCTGCTTGTTGACCCCAGGCGTCCACTCGCGGTCGACGCGGATCGCGTAGCGAGCGCGGTGGAGCGTGATCCCGACCCCGCCTGAATCGATGGTCAAGGCGATCCCGAGCAAGTCGCCGGCCTGGAAGCGGTCGATCGCCTTCTGTCGGGCCGCGTCCGAGGTCTTGCCCTGGATCGTGGCCCAGCGCCGCCGAGATCCCAGGATGTCGACCGGGGCGCGGTGGGCTGAGAACACGACCACGGGTTCCCCGTGCTCCTCGTAGCGCTCGACCAGCTCGAGGAGGCCGGGGATCTTGGCGGTGGCTAGGGCCTTTCGGACCTCCATCAGCACGCGCTGGCCGGGCGAGAGCTTCTTCCACTTCAAGGCCAGGTCGATCGCCTTGCGAGCCTCGGCCGGGCTGGGCTCCTTGAGCTCCGAGAAGATGTGCTCCGCGTGGGCCTCGAGGTGCTCGTAGCGCTTGGCGCGCTGGTCCTCGTTGAGGCTTTTCTCCTCGGGGTTCTTGATCAGGCCGGACCGCACGGCCTCCCAGGCCTTGGCGTGAGCCACGAGCTTCTTCGTAGCCAGCGTGAGCTGGCTGGCGTCCTCCTTGGTGATCTCGACCTCGACCTGCTGGTAGCGCTTCTCGGGCAGGTCCGGGATCACGTCCTGCAGGCGACGGATGCGGATCGCGGTTGGTCCTGGGTCCGGTCCTACATGTCCGATGCGGTCGAAGAGCTGCTTCAGCTTCGAGCCGGACGGCGGAGCTCTCTCGTCGCGCTCCTTCAGGTTGTACCAGTCCTCGAACATGGCGTCGAACTCGGCCCAGCCGGTCTGTGGGAAGGCTGCGAAGCCCAGGAGCGCGTTCTGCCACACCGACCACAGCTCCATGGGGTTGTTCTCCCATGGAGTGGCGGTCGAGAGCCACACGTAGCCGCCGGTCTCGAGGACCACGTCGCGGAGAACCCGGATCGCCTGACAGGTCTTCTTGTCCGGATTCTTGGCCTTTTGCGCCTCGTCGAGCACGAGCACGATCGGGCCCTTGGGTTTCACGATGCGCGTGAGGCCACGGATCCAGTCGTAGGTGCGGTAGGTCGCGAAGTTAGGCCCTCCTGGCGTCCACTTGTCGCGGTCGAGATCGAGCGTGAGCAGCTCCGGCCTCCACTCGCGGACCTCTTTCTGCCAGTTCCTCGTGAGTGACTTGGTGGCCACGAGGCACAGCCCGAAGCCTTCGGGGATTGCACGCAGAAGCTGCGGCGTCTTGCCCACTCCGGTGGCGTCCTGAATGAGCGCGATTCGGCGCGAGGCCAGGAAACGCACCCCGTCCCGCTGGTAGTCGTAGAGCGTGCGCTTCGTGCCGTCGAGCACGCCTGAGCTGGGCCGCGTAGCGCGGTCCTCGACGTTGCCAGGGTTGACGCCCTTGAGCATGAAGCAGCGCCCGCACACGTATTCGTGTCCGCTGGGGAGCTTGAGGGTCATGTCGGCCGGGATGCGCAGCCCGCAGGCCTCGCAGTCCCAGGTCTTCGTCCACTCGGGGAAGTCGACCAGCAAGCGGCTGCGGATTACGCCCTTCTTGCGGCGGGTGGCACGCGGCCCGGTCTCGTCGCCGACGATCTCGATGGCCACTACTGACTCGCCGGACGCCAGGTGAGCGGTTCGCGGCGCAAGAGGTCGATCAGTTCCCCGTACCCGAATCCGCCCCTTTGAGCGAGGCTCTCTGCGCTCTGGCTGCGGCTGCGGCCATAGGCGGAGACGTAGTTGCCCCAGGCCTCGAGGTGCTCGGCCCACGAGACCGTGCCTAGGCCGCGCTTCAGGTGTCGGTCTTCCTGCACTGGAGCGCGTCGACCGCAGGTACAGGAAGCACAGTGCGGAGCGGCAGGGTCTGGTTCGGTCATCAGTCCCGCTCCTCCTTGGTGTCGTGGAACAGGAGGATGACCTCCTCGCGCGGGTAGTTCTCGAGCGCCCAGCCCGCACACCAGGCCGACGTTACGCCACCCGAGAAGCCGACGATGACTCGCCTCACTTCTTCGCCTTCTTCTTGCGCTTCTCGCCGCCGCAGGCCTTCTCGACCATCCTCTTCGACAACTCCACCACCTCAGCATCGCACGGGCTGGAAGCGTCGATCTTGCCTGAGCTGTCGTACCAGCTCAGGAGGCCGTGCCTCGAGCTGATGACCTGGAGCGTGAAGTCCTGTGCGTGTCCGGCCACGATGCGGATGAGGATCGTCTCGCCCGGCTTCACGGCTTGGCCGTCTCCTTGGCCTCGAGCTCCGCGATCTCGCGCTGGAGGTACCACGCGGCCTTGCGCAGGTCGTCGAGCGTCGACTCGCCCGGCTTGAGGCCGGCGCGGCAGATGTACTTCAGCGCGGAGCCCAGGCAGAAGCCTAACTTCCAAGCCACGATGACCTTGATCGCTTCGTAGGGGTTGTCGGCTCCTCCGTAGTGGGCCGGATGGTCTACCTTTTCTGCTGTGTCACGCTTCTCGATGAACGACAGCAACTGAGCATGAATCAGCTCAGCGGGTTTGCGTTTCAGGCACTCCTGGCAGGTGACCGCTTCCCACACTTGAGTGAGGCTTTCTGCCAGAGAGGACCCGCAGATTGTGATGGGATAAGACGGAATCCCTATCTGCGGGATCTGGTGATTTAGTTCCGGGTGCTGGTAGTGAGTTCCGGCTCCAGGTCCAGAGTATTGTGTCACGCGCCCTCCTCGACCTGATCCCAGATCCACAGCTCACGCGAGAGGCTCTTGCCGGACCGGTCGATCTTGACTGACCACCGGGTCAGCTCGCGCCACTCGCGGACTGATCCGGTCTCCTTGTTCTTCTTCTGATGTTTGTTCCAGCTCCACACCTCGAGCCGGTTGCCGCACCTGAGCCAGGCCATTACCTCCGAGTCCTGGAGCTCGAGCAGCTGGTCGATCTTTTTCCGCCGGGCCGCGGAGTCGCTTGAGCTGCTGGTCGCCTGGATGCCCAGCACACCCGCGTATCCCGGACAGATCTGGTTGCCGATCTGAACCGACTTGAGATTCGAGTCGTCGTCCTGCAGCACCACCAGGTCGATGCACCCGAACAGATCGATGGTCGTCTGGTCGCGCCAGTTGCCGTGAGCTTGTCGTCCTCCGAAGTGGATCCGGCGCTCGACGATCCCGGCGTGCCAGCCGCGCTTCTTACACTCCGCGAGCGCGGCCTTGGTCGCCGAGAACTTGGTCTTTCGCGCCGGCTTGGCCGCCTTCTCGTGCGGGGCGTCGGTGTCGCTATGGAGGTAGAGCCCGGCGCACTGAGACTCGTGGTCTGTGCGCAGGCCTGCCGCAACCCCGCAGTTGCAGGCTGCGAGCTTCACTGGGTTGGTCTTTCGAGCTCGGACTCTATCGTGAGGGCGCAGGCCAACGCCTCGATGATCTGCGGGTCGTTTGCCTTATTCTTGCCCAGACGGATGCGCTCGTCGACCCAGTGGCGGATGGTCGACGGCGCAGCCGCGTCCCGGCCCAGGAGCACGAACAGCATCTCGTCCTCGCGGGCGCGGTTGAGGCAGCTGGTCGGATAGGTTACTTCGTCGGTTTTGCGCATGATGGTCTCCTACTTCTCGGTGATGTCTTGCGAGCCACGCCGGTCACTCCACGTGTCCGGCGACATGTCGTGATGCATGGCGATCCCAGGCACGGCCTGTTTGATCGCCTCGCCCATCTGCTGGGCGACCGCGCGGAGGGTCGGGTGGACGGTTTTCCCCGAGCGCAGCTCGGCGATGTAGACCGCCGAGGGCAGCGTGCAGGACATGACGATTGGCACCTGGAGCCCCATAGGCAGGTAGTACTGTCGGGTCTTCGGGTCTTCGCGCTCGAGCCACTTCGAGACGCTGTTCAGCGATTTCTGAGCGGAGGCTGTGATCGCCGGAGGCAATTGCTCCAGGTACCAGGGGTGGAAGCCCCACTCGGGCCGGAGGAGCGGCATTCCTTGCACGCTCGAGCGCTGCCGCTGCAGGTCGCGGTAGCTACCGAAGTCGAGCATGAACTCGAACACGAGGTGGCCGAACATTCGGAAGCGTTGGTGGAGCTCGGTTCTAGGAGGCCTGGTTTGGAGAAGGATGCGTCGCTTGGGGTCCTTGTCGAGCTCGGCGAGCAAGTTGACGCACTCGAACTCGTATGGCCTGTTTTTGAGGCAATCCGGCGTCCAGTAAGCGAACTGATCCATGCTGTCGAGCAGGTACTGGCACTGCTCGTCCGAGAGCGTCTGGCCGAAGCTCGACGGGTAGCGCTCCATGAGCTCGCTGCGCATCTGAATAGCCAACTGCTCGACCTCGTGGAGTGGGTGGTGGCGGAGCTCCTCGAGGTGGTCGTGAGCCTGTCGGAGGTTCGTGGTCCAGGCCACGTTGGTGCTGGCTCCAGCCGGCAGGAGCGCACGACAGATGTCGAACGTGCGCGCGTTGATGGCCTTCTGGTGGACTTCCGGCTTGATGTCGTCCGGGCAGGGGTGCTTGAGCTTTAGGACCTCTCGCACGCGCTCTTGGGCCTCCGTGTAGAGCTCGCGCCAGGTGTCCTGGATCTGCGTTCCGCGCTCCGTGCCTAGCGGGTTCAGGAACTCTACGGTGCTCATGTCCATGTAGCGGGTCGAGGCCTCCTGACCGCTGTAGAGCGGCGTATCCTGGATGGCCTTGGCGGCGAGCATGGAGACACCCTCGAAGAACATCGCGATGTGCCCGCAGTCGCCGATGCTCTTATGTCCGTAGCCGATATAAAACCGCTCGTGGAATGCAGCTGAGCCCCTTTTCTTGACCTGTTCTATATGCTCCGTAACGGTTCTAGGGCTACGTGAATAGAGGGCCATGAGCATGGCCAAGTCTTGCGGGTTGGGAACGTCACGTCCGTCTAGAACGACGATCTTGGGCACGCGCTAGCCTCCTGAGTTTACGTGTCATGGTTTTCCAAGAGAGTCGATACCAGTCAGGTAGGTCGATGTTTTGGCCGCGGTGAATGACCATCAGGCGGAGTCCGTAGCCAGCCGCGACCACGGCTCGACCTTTCGCTCGAACCTGAGCGAAGATGGCTTGGTCGTAGAAGCCAAGCGTCACGAAACTCTTGACCTCTACTACCTGTGCTGTTGACAGAATGAAGATATCCGGGATGTAGCGACGCGTTCTATTGCGGAATCGGTAGCGGAAAGTGGGCTTCCCTTCGGACGCAGTGAAGGCCAGATCATTGGGTTTTGCGCCTTTGGCGAGCAGGAACGCCACGGCCTTTCCTTCGGCGCCCTGAACCAAGACAGTGCGAGACCCGACCTTGATCGGGCGCCGACGGTACTGGGACGTGTCACACAGCGGACAGCCGTTACCGGATAGCAGCTGATTTGGTGATGTGCTCCAGATGTGACCTTTCGAGCAGCGATGACGTAGAGGCACGAGCGCGGTGATGTAATGGTCGAGAACGCAAGCGCCAAGGGAACGAGCTTCGGCGATGTAAGTCTCGTGCGTCTTCCGGCTTCGCGGGCCAATGGTCTCCTCGTAGCATCTACGACAGCCGGACCGCCGGTGAATCACGTTTGCTGGTTTTGTCTCGAACTCGCCGTGCTTGAAGCAGGTATAGACGAGCTTGATGTTGGCGCCGCGGTAGGTGCCGACGACGCGGAGACGATCGCCGTGGATCTGTCGAACTGCCGAGACGTGGTCGTCGTGTTTGGTGCGGTGTCTGTCGTGAGCGCATAGAGCGCAACCATGACCGACCTCGATGTTTGACGCCAGCGCCTTGAAGCGACCGTGTATTGGGCACTCGTAGGTGACGCGACGGAGCGAGTGCTTGTAGATACTGACTACTGCCAGCGCAGAGCCGTGCCGAAGCTGGACCCTGCGGAGGTGTTCATTGTGGGTTTTGGTCATGTCATTACCAGCTTAGCCAACGCAAGCACTGACCTTCTCGAGGTGCTCGGTCACCGACTTCGGACTGCGCGAGTAAAGCGCCTGGAGCATCGCCAGATCCTCGGGGCTAGGCACGTCGCGACCATCGAGCACGATGAGCTTCACGCGTCGTCGTCCTTCACGTAGTTGCTTCCCGAGTCGCAACCCGAGTTACAGAGAGCCCCTGACCGGATCGCGTCGGTCAGCCGGCCGAGAGCGATCAGTAATGCGTCCTCCTCGTTGTGGTTGTGCGTAGAAGTCACTCCGGCTACGAGCTCTCCGTCGATCCTCAGGCTGAGGTCAGCGCGCTTGAGTTTCGTGTCCTTGTAGGTCGCTCCCGAGATCTCGACCTTCACGCGTCCCCTCCGTCCTTCTCGCGCACCTCGACCCAGGTGGCCGTGTCGAGCGACTCGTGCCTCTTGAGCTCGTTGAGCGCGAACTGGTTGTTCTTGCAGTAGGCCAGCGTGGCCTTGCGCTCGAGGCCGTTGGTTCGGACCACGAACTCGTACACGTCTACGCCCATGAGCGTGGGCGTCTTTTCGAGCGCGGTCCAGTGGAACCCCGTCAGCGGCCGCCGGCCGATCTTGGCCTTCCACGCTCCCCAGTTGCGCTGGCCGTTGCCCAGCCGCTTCCGGATCTCGCTCGCGACCGCGCTCTTGATCGAGCCAGCGCTGTCCTGGAGGGTCTTGGCGCGGTGGAACCAGGCGGCCAGTTCCTCGTTGGTCTTGTCCTCGGCCAGCGCGTCGGCGACGGCCAGCTCGAACGGACTGGCGCCTTCTCTGGGCGTGGGACCCAGGAGGCTCTGCGCGACCCAGCGCGAGCCTTCCTTGCAGCGGAGCACGTAGGGGCACCCCGCGCAGTGGTCCCCGGTGGTGGCCTTGAGCGCCAGGTCCGGGTTCTGCATGTCCCGCACGATGCGGCGCACCTCCATGATCCCGTAGCCCATGAGCTCGTCGTCGTAGGGGATCTCGACCACCGCCCGCTCGAGCAGGAAGTAGTAGCGCATCTTGAGCGCGCGCCCCGGCCACATTTCGCGTCCGATCGCGAAGTAGATGAAGGTCTGAGGGGCGAGCTCGAGCTCGAACTTGCGACGCAGCACGCCGCTCTTGTAGTCGCCGATCACGGTGAACTGATCCTCGATGTCGACGCGGTCCAGGACTGCCGCCACCACGACCGGGTTGTCCTTGCTCCCGAGGTTCACGGTGGCCTCGAGCTCGGCCGCCTTGACGTGGGTCATGTCGATCGGAGCCACCAACTTGATCGCCTCGAGCACGGCGTCGTAGAGGAGCTTGTGCCAGCCCATCGCGTCCGTGAGGTGAGCCAGGTACTTGGTAAGCTCGCGCTTCCCGGCCTTGGGTGAGTCGAGCACGTGACCGTCGATCCGCACGCGCGCAGCGGCCTCGAGGACCGCGTGGAGCGCGATCCCGATCTCGGACTTGGAGGCCTGCGGTGGGTGCTTGGGGTCTGCGTCCGCGGGGAGCTCCTGCGGCTCCTGGAGGTGCGACCTCCAGCGGAATGCCCAGCGACGCGGACAATCGCGCCACACGTTGATCTGACTGACCGAGACCCCGCGCGGCGGCACGAAAGCCTGCGCGTCCCGAGCCAGCTGGCTGGCCAGCTCGGACGTGACTCCGGCTGGTATGGGTGGATCTTCGGCGGCCTTGAACTCGGTCGAGTCCGCCGGTTTATGAACGCGCATGGTTTGACCTGGAGTGGAAGCGCGACCCGCCGCCCGTAGGGCGCAGTCTTGGAAAGTGGGGACGGAACCCCAACCGAGCGGCGGGTCGCTATGTACTAGAACGGAATGTCGTCGTCAGCCGGCGGCGGGTCGTCGTTGTCCTGCGACGGAGCCGGCTGCGGAGCCGTGCCGGCCTTGGACGGCTTACCGGAGCCCTGCGGAGTGGCCTGCGGCTTCCCGTTGGTCGCTTGCGGCTTGCCGCTGGGCTTGTTGTTGCCAGGGTCGGTCTTCTGGCTCGGGCCGGCCTTGACCCAGCTGGCCGACGGGGCTACGAACTGCGTGATCTTCGGCCGCCACTCGTTGGAGCCCTTGGGGTACTCCTCGTTCACGATCACGGCCTTGATCAGCCGGCCGGTCGCGAGCGCCTCGCGCACGTTGTAGCCCTCGGTGTCGTCGTCCGGGAGAGCCAGGATCTTCGCGAACTCGTCCGGGAGGACGAACTCGACGAAGTTCCACCACCACCCACCGTCGGCCACGGCGTAGTAGTCGACCTGCACGTAGCCACCCTGGTCGGTGTCTCCTCGGAACCCGACCACGACCCGGATCATGGGTTCGTGGTTCCTGGAGAGCAGCGGCTTCTTGTCCTTGTCCTTGAACACCACGCTCAGGATGATCCCGTGGTGTTCGTCGTCGCTCAGTCCGTAGCGGCTGTAGTCCTTGAACTCCATCGGGAATCCGAACCGCATCTGCGTGCGGTCGATCTGTCCCACTACCGGTGGGCTCTTGGCTCCTTGCTTCGTCGCTCTCATGTCGTCGATCTCCTTCTGCTGGTTGATGGTGACGGCCAGTCCTACGTGGGCTGCGCCTGCTGTTCGCTCTCGACCCGCGCGGCCTTGCTGGCCGCGTAGAGGATCTTCCGGTACGTGTAACCGGTCACGTTGTCCCCGACCTTGACGTCCACACCCAGGCGGGCGCAGCACTGCGCGAGCTGATCCGTGCCCAGGTTTGGCCCGAGCGCGGTCATGGCCTTGAGGAACCGGTCCTGCGGGACCAGTTGCGTGGACGGGTAGCCCATGAGCCGCTCGAGCATGTCGCCTTCGAAGCCGACCTCGATCAGGGCCGCGCGAGACTTCTCGAGGTCTTCCGTCCCCTCGGAGACGCGAGCTGGCGTCGGAAGCTCGGCGCGCTTGGGCGGTCCTGAGGAAGCTGCCGGTGACTGGCCGTTCGCCTTGGTCGGCCGTCCGGAGGCCTGAGGCGACGTGCTGGGCTCGTTGTCGTTCTCGGGCACGGTCTCGTCTTCGTCCTCGTGGGGCTGTTGTGCGCGCCGCTCGGCTGGACTCTCGGACTGCGGTTGTTCGCCGCCCTGCTCGAGGCCCAGGCCCAGGTTCACGCCGAACGTGAGCCCGATGCGCTTCCAGGCGTCGCTCTCGGCCGCCTTGAGCGCCTTCTCATAGGCGCTGCCCTGGTCGCGGTCGTAGCTGGTGTGAGCGCCGAAGGCCTGCCGCTTGGTGACGGAGAACAAGAACGGCATGTCTGGTCTCTTGTCGGCGTCGTCGTAGCGCGCCCGGAGTTCGAGCTTCAGCTTCACGGTGACCGTGCAGTACCAGCTCCGGCCGTTCTCGGAGCGACCCTCCTTGGTGGCGAGCTGCTCGACCTCGCAGTCGAAGTCGAGCCCGAACAGCGAGGCGAAGCGGCCCCGCACGTAGGTGTGCTCGACGTACTCGTAGAACTGCGTCTCGAGCTCCCCGGTCTTCTTGTTCTTGACCTTGGCTCCCTCGCGGGCCTGGATCGTGCCGTCGGGAAGAGGCACCTCCAGCGCAATCTCGATCTCGCGCTTGGAGAGCTTCTTGGTGGTTTCGGTGCTCATGTAAGGCGTCACTCCTTCGTTGCTTGCGTATTGGCAGGGATGCTCGTATCCTGACCGGGTCCTCTGATTGCTTCTGCTGCGTTGTCCGGCCCCGGGAGCGTCACCCCGGGGCCGGGCTGTTTTCTGATGCGCAGCCGGTCACACGCACCCTTCCATGAGCCCGCCCATGCCCTCGTTCTTGAGACACCAGGCGCGAACCTTGGGATGCATCGAGACCTTCCGTCGGCCGGGCCAGCCAGTCAGGTAGAGCCCGTCCAGCGATCGCACGCGAGAGAGCGCCACGTAGGCCTGCCCTGGCGCGAACGTGCGCGAGAGGTCGAGCGAGACTTGGTCGAGGGTCATGCCCTGGGTACGGTGGACAGTCAGCGCGTAGCTGAGCTTCAGGGGGAACTGTTCCATCTCGGCCAGGACCTTCTTGTTCCCGTAGGCGTCTCGCTCGGTGAGCTTCCAGGTGTGCTTGCTGACCCGGATCGGGTTCTCGGTGATCGGCCGGTCGAGGAGGACCAGAATGTGGAACTCCTCCAGCTCGACCACGGTCCCCAGGCTGCCGTTCACGTAGCGGTCGGAGTTGTTGTGGGTGCAGATCACACGCGCGCCGATCCGCAGGCGCAGGAACTCCGGAGACGGGCAGTCGCGCACGACTTGGTCCACGAGCCCGTCGTGCTCCGTGTAGATGTCGGCCTCGTAGACTCGCTCCGTAAGCGGGTCGCAGCTTTCTAGCCCGCGCTCATTGGCTTCTGCGGCTTGCGCGTTGGTGGTGACCACGAACACCGGGGGCCGGGTCGGGTCGTGAGGGATCCTGCGAGCCAACAACGTGCGCTCGTCGTCGACTGAGAGCACGCCCAGGCGAGCGCGGTTGAGGAGCCCGATGAATTGCGCGTCGTGCTGACGCTGCGGCTCGAGGAGTCGGCAGACCGTCAGGCCGGCTGCTTCGAGGGCTTTCCAGGCGCCACTTTCGAATGGGAAGAGAGGCTCCTGACTCTGCCCTTTCCGGTGGCGGTCGGCCTTATCTACGGGCGGCAGTTGGCCCAGGTCGCCCACGAGCACGACCTGGAGGCCTCCGAACGGGAGGTGAGACGATCCTAGGCGCGCCTCGCGGCATACGCCGTCGATCAGGTCGAGGATCTTGGCCGAGGCCATCGAGATCTCGTCCACGATCAGGGTGGTGGCCCGCCAGATCCTGGTCGCCACGTAGTCGCGCCAGCCTGGGCGGATCACGATCTCCTCGAGCGTGTTCTCACCGATGCCGACTCCGGCCCAGCGATGCACGGTGCAGCCGTCGATCGCCAGCGCCGCGATCCCGGTGGTCGCACACACCGCGACCACCTTCTCGCCGCGAACGGGGTGCTTGCCAGGCTCCTCGATGAATCGCCGCAGGACGAAACTCTTTCCGGTGCCCGCGACGCCGGTCAGGAACACGTTCTTGCCGGCCTGGAGGGCTGCAAGCGCGCGAGCTTGAGAAGGAGACAGAGGCGCCGGAAGCACGACTTCCTGCGCCTTCTCCTGTTGGGCCGCAAGGAGCTCCTCCCAGCCTTTCCCCTGGCTATCTGCCTGGATGTCCGCTTGGCTGGTCACGGAACCCGCTTGGCGCGCTTCTGGAGGAGCTCCAGGAACAGCGCCGGGTAGTAGTCGATTGGCCGCTTGGTATCGCTGACGAGGTCGGCCTTGACCCGGAGCATGAGCAGCTTTCGGGAGTGGTCCCAGGCCTGCTGGTTCACCTGGATGATGATCCCGGCTGGACGTCCGCCCTTCTTGCTGGGCTTGGCGCCCAGTCGCAGCCTGATCCAGCGCCCCTGCTGGCTGACGATCTGCTCGCGCACCGACTCCTCGGCCGAGCGCACGAAGAGCTCGTGCGTATGGAGGACAGCTGACATGGGAGGACCTCGCTTGTAACCGATCAGGCTCGCTGGTCGCAAGAGGCACACGGTAGAGGAGGCAGTGAGTTTTTCAGGCAAACCACTTATGCGCGGCGCTCGATGTGTCCGCCTGGATCTTGCTGAATCGGTTGACCGTCAGCGAACCACGCGCGCTTGCATGTCCGACAGTCGCACAGGCACACGAGCGGTAGCTTGGCGTTCATGTTCGCAAGCGCAGGGCCTACTGCGCTGCTGTCTCTGTGCTCGAGCACGACTCCGCAGTCCATGTGGACGTATGCTCCGGGCGTGATGTCTCCCCAGAACGGACACCAGGTGTCTGGGTCGCTCACGCCCGCATCCTTCTGAACTCCGGCCGGAGCATGTCCGCGTCGTGCGTCGCGCACATGGCCGGGTCTCCGCCCAGCTTCACGCAGCCGCAGCCCACGTAGCGCTCGCGCTTGTCCTGCTCCGCGAACAGCTGGTGAACGAGCGCGGTGGCCGTACGCACCGCGACTGCGTTTCCGATCTGCCGGGTTACCTCGGTCTTGTTGCCGGCGAACTCGTAGGTGGTCTCGTCGTCCGAGAACCCCATCGCCTTGGCCAGCTCGTGGGGTTGGAGCATCCGGAACAGGATGTCCCACTGTGCCTCGAGGTCGCCCTCGACGAGAGGCACGCGGCCCTGTGCGCAGATCGCCGGGACGGGCTGGCTGAGGTCATGAGTCCTGGGCGTCTGGCCTGGCCGTTCGCCGAAGGCCGCGATCGCGAAGGCCAGCTCGCCCCGGTTCGCGCCCGTGATCATGTGGAGTGGCTCGTGGCTCGAGCGGACGCGCCGGCCGTCCTTGTCGGTGTGAGTCACCGGAACCACGAGCGAGAGGCGGTCTTTGGCCGTGATCGTTGCCACCGGCTCGTCGGCGGTCCGGTTGCCGCCGTTCCCGTAGTAGGTCGAGACCAGCGCGTGCGCCCCGCGGCCTGGGATCGTGGGCATGGGGTTGGTGGTGGGTCGCGCGCGTCCGCCCTGGCCCTGAGCCAGGATCACCGGCTCGGTCACGCCCATGCCGTTGCTCGTGGTGATGGTCGCGAGCGGGGACACGGCCGGGTCGCGCACGCACATCGCGTTCGAGAGGTGCATATCGGTCCTGGCGATGAGCGGGATCCCGGCCATCCCGTCCGGCTTCAGCCCGCGCCCCTTGAAGTCCTTCAGGATCGCCGTGTAGGCCTCGCCCGTGATGTAGCGCTCGAGCAACTCCACGAACGGTGCCGGCCAGCCGAACTTGACCGCTCCGGCGAGGATCCTGGCCAGCGTCTTGGTCGAGAGCCGCTTCTCCTTGCCCTTCTTGGTGACGCCGCGCCGGAAGATCGAGTTGCCCTTGAGCGACCAGTCGATCACTTCGCGCGCAGCTCGCCAGCGGGGGAGGCCGCTGCCTCCGTCCTGGTCGTGCGAGGCCAGGGGCCAGGTGACGAGCTCCCCGTCGCTGCGCCCGACCAGGAAGAACCGCTCACGGGTGGTCGCGTCGCCGTAGTCGGCGGCGTTGAGCACGCGGTACTCGAGCTGGAACCCGAGCCCTTCGATGGCGCGGACCCAGGCCTTGAAATACTCCCCGCGCCGGCTCTTGAGCGCCTTGCCAGTCTTCGGGTCCACCGGGCCCCACTGCTGAAACTCGGGCACGTTCTCGACGATCAGCGATTTTACCCGCAGCTCGGTGAGCCAGTTGATGATCACCCAGGGACTCATGCGCTGCTGATCAGAGGTCGGCTTGCCTCCACGAGCCCGAGAGAAGTGGATGCAGCTGGGCGAGGCCATAAGCAGGTCGAGCTTGCCGGACGGGACGAGCTCGGACGGACGGGCATGCTCTAGGTCCACGCAGAAGTGCTGGGCATCCGGATGCATCTTCGAGTGCGTCTTGATCGCGGTCGGCCAGTGATTGACCGCGATCAGCTTCATCCGGATGCCCAGCCGCTCGAGCGCGCGGCGGGTTCCCGTGCTCGAGCCGCCGGCCCCACAGAATAGATCAGCCACAGTCACAGTGCGCATGCAGTCCCCTTTCGTGAGGCTAAACTGTAGCAGCGCCGGCAGGTGCGCTGCAAACAGTTTTTCAGGAGAACCTCACCAGCCGCGTCATCCTGGCAGGACCTCGCCACGTCTTGAGTTGCCTGCCCGTCCACGTCAAGCCTGATCTCGCCCAACCTTACCTTGCCAGCCCCGCCATCCACACCCTGCCTCGTCACGCCATCCGATCAGGTCCATGCCTGCCCCGCCCGGTACTGACCGGACGTGCCCGTCCAAGCCCTGCCTGCCGTGTCATGCCCTCGCTGTCCCGCCTATCGAGCCCCGCCTGCCATGCCGGAACGCTCACCACCTGGTCGCGCATTTACAAGCCGTGCTTGCTTGCCGCGTCACGTCGGGCCGCCAGCGCCTCAAACTTGCCACTCCATCCCCGCCTGCCGAGCCGGGCCCCGCTTGTCCAGGACGGACCCATCCCCGCCTTGCCTGCCGTGTCATGCAGCGCCTATCCGAGCCTCGACGAACCGGTCCTGCCATGCCCTACCATCCGCCAGCTCCGGGCGTTGACGGTCCTGGCCTGCCTGTTCCTGCCTGTCCGTGCCCATCCCCGTCTTGCCTGCCGTGCCACCTGATGCCCACCCATGCCTCGCCACGCCGGCCGTGCGCAGAGTTCCGGTCCCTGTCACTCCCTGGATCGTCGGCCGTGACGTACCACTCGATGCCCAACCACTTCCAGCCCCGCCGGCCATGCCACTTCTGGCCTGTCCGTAAGCGCCGAAGGAGGCCTGCCCAGCCTGGCCGGTCGCGGCCCCGCCTTCGCAAGCCTGCCGTGATCTCTTCCGCGAGCTCCGCCCTGTCTCACGCCCCGTCCGGCCCGTCCATGAACTGCCTGCCGTGTCCTGACAGTCCCGGCCCTGTCTGGCCTTCCTAGCCTGCCGTGTCTCACCCAACCGTGTTCGGCCGTCTACGTCTTGCCTGTCCGAGCCTGCCCCGCCTCTCCGTTGCCTGTCCTACCTATCCCAGCCTGCCATGCCTCTCGATTGCTTGCCTTGCCTCGCCCTTCACGCCTGCCAGACCTCGTCACTTCGGTCCGGTCCCAAACACTCCATGCCTGCCGCTACATACCTGTCCCGACCCTGTCGCACCAAGCCTGCCGTTCAGCTCCGCCCACGTCGTCCATGCCCCGTCGTGCCTGCCGAGCCTTGCCGGTCCGAGATCGTGACTGTCGTGCCTTGCAATGACGAGCCGGGCCTGCCTGTCCAGGCCATGTCATGCCCAACCTTGCGATGTCTAGCCTGCCCAGCCATTCCCTGCCGTTCCTGGTTGGTCCGCGAGCGCCTTGCCTGCCGACCCACGTTGGTCCATTCCACTTCCAGACTGGCCTTGCCTGCCTTTCCGTGGCCATCCCGACCTGGCACGGCCACGCCTGCCGTGTCTCGTTCTGTTCTGCCTGGCCAAGACAGGCCGTGTTCTAGAGCCAGCTCGAGGACCTCGAGCGATCCCCGAGCTGGCTCGTGAAGTCTCTACCCGAGGATCTCGAACAATCCCCAGCCCTGGCCGCCCGAAGGGCTGTCAGGTCGGCCCTCGCCCACCCCGACCTGCATGCCGGCGCGGAGGAGGAGGTTCGCCACGTCCTCGGTCGAGAAGATGTCCGCGTCGTGGCGGACCTTCACCGTGGCCTCCCAGCCCGGCTCCCAGAACGGCCGGACGCGGATGTCGGTCGACGACATCTGCAGCCGCACGAGCGTCTCGAAGCGCGCGGGCGTGCCTTTGGTGATCCGGATCAGCCCAGACTTGTCGTGCGGGTCGGCCGACCAGCCGTCCGGCAGGACGAACAGGCCCAGCCGAGCCACGGTCATCTTGAAGTCGACCATCCGGCAGCTCGAGACCATCGCCTTGTAAAACGCGACCGCCGGGATGCCGTGCCAGCCGTTTACGCTGCGGTGCATGGCCGCTTCGTAGGCCGCGTTGAAGTCCTTGGGTTCCTTTACGCGGCCCTTCTTCTTGGCGAGCGAGCCGGCCTCCTGCGCGGCCTTCATCATGTTCAGCGCCTTCTCCGAGAACTTGTTCTGGACGTAGGGCGCGGTCCCGCGGATCTGGAACTGCGCGATCTGGAGGTTCGGCCGCGGGATGCGCACGTTCTTGGTGCTCTCCTGCGCCTTCTTGAGGTCCTTGGCGCTCTTCGGGTCCTGGAGGTGCGACCCGAGCTCCATGTCGTCGACCCCGGTGCCATCGTCGTCCAGCTCCTCGGTGGGCTTGACCTTGGGTGGACGCCCGCGCCTCTTCTTGGGCGGGTCCTCGACCGCCGTGGCTGTGGGACCGTTGCCGTTGCCGTTCTTCAGCCTGTTCATCGCTTGCTCCTCTGCTTCTGCTTCTTCGTCACTGCTGCGTTGGCCGCAACGGTCATCGCGTCGAACACCAACGCGAGCTCGCTGAGGCGTGCGTACTTGTTCTGAAAGGCGCGCATCTCGCGCTGGGCGTCCGCCAGCAGGATCGCGCGCAGTTGTTCGTCGGACATTACCTCGGCCGTGGCCCGGTATCCGCCGCCCCCGGTGATCTGGCCCTTCACGCCCTGTGGCCGGTCCTCCGAGAGACTTACGTAGGCGCGCACCTCCTGGTCCGTGCCCGGGATCAGCGTGACCGTGACCCGTATCAGCTGTCTCGCCTCCTCGAGGCGGTGCCTCCTGGCAGCCTCCGTGTCGTCCCAGGTGAACAGCTCGTGGAGCGGGCTCCTAGGCGACTGCGCGGCCCTGACTACCTCCTCAGGGATGAGGAGCTCCTCTGGGTGGAGGTGACGGATGCGCTCGAGCTCAGCGTGGACGGCGTTCATGGTGGGACCTCAGTTGTCGAAGAAGAAGCACAACCGCGCTCCGTCGAGACCGAACCGGTCAGAGAGCTGCTGACACATCAGCCTGAACTTGGCCGCGAAGGCGCTCTTGTGGACCTTCCAGGAGGCCTCCACGAGCGGGCCGCTGCCACCGAACGGAGGCTGGTTCTCGACCTCCAGGATCTTGGCCTTGGACATCTTCGCGAGTCGCTCGAGCGCCTGTGACTCGCTCAGGATCTGTGGCCCGAAGGCACCCCTGGACCACGAATCAGGAATCGTGCCGCGCTGGAGCTTGCTAAATGCGCCCAGCGACACGAGGCCACTGCGCGTGAACTCGCCCGAGAGATCTGCTTCGAGGACCTGGCGTATGGTCAGCCAGCGATGTGAGTGGGCGTCGTCGTCCCAGTCATCCACTTCCTGTTTGTAGGCCTCGGTGGCGTTTCCTGGGACTCCGCTCTGAGTGAGCACGAAACCACCAGTGGTTTGTTGTACTGCGGTGGACAGGATGGGCTGGATCCCGTCGTAGTTCCGGACGTTCGCCAGCCACGCGAAGAGCGCGTAGTGGCGGCTGTCGTAGAGCACGATCTCAGGCTCTAGCAGCTGTCCGTCTGGACCGCGCAGCAGTTCGTCGAGATCGGTGAGCGGACCTTCCGTAGCTCGCGGTCCGCCGCGTCTCTTGGTCCTGAGCATCTGCCACGGACCCCATGGGGTCAGCCTGTCGATGTTCGCTACGGCTTCCTGGTCCTCTGGATGGGCGCGGACACGCCGGTAAGCCTCTTGAAGCTGGGCGTCTCCGCAGGCCACACCGCGCTCGCGGACCTCGACGTAGAGGTGGATGTCGCAGCCCACAGCTAGGCCTTCACGCGCAAGAACAGCCGCTGGAGGCGCAGGACCTCCGACCACAGGTCAAACAGCGCGCGGTGGACCTCGGCCTTGGGCGGCATCTGCTCGCGCTGCTCCTTGGCCATGAGCAGGTCAAGGCCAGTGACATCGAAGTGGCGATGCGAAAACCGGTACGCGCACTTGATCCCGCCGCGCTCCTCGATCCAGCGCCGATCGAAGCGGGCCACGTTGCGCCCAGCCAGGATCACGTCGCCAGTCCTGCCCATCGTCTCTTTCCAGTGCCGTTCGAGCAGTGGCTCGATGAGCCCGTCCAGGTTGTCCCAGGGGGATCCCAGACACTCTTCCATGAGGCCGGAGCGCTCGTGCGAACTGGCCACGCTAGGGCTTTCCTTGTGGAACTCGTCCCAGCGGACCCTGGCCACCTTGAGGATCCGCGAGGCCTGGTCGACCACGTTGAGCTGCTGATCGGTGACCAGGAAGGCCGCCTCGAGGAGCATGTCGGCCGACGGGTCCAGGCCAGAGGTCTCCACGTCGCACCAGAGTAGTTTGGGCGGACACACAGCCATCGACAGGTGCAGGGGGGCAGCTTCGATCTTCTCGTTGATCATAGGCACTTCTCCAGGTTTTTGATCAGTGGTCCGATTCCGCCGCAGCTGTCGGCGTGGATCTCGTTGCTCAGGCGTCCGCACTTCGGACAGCGCTGCTTGATTAGGCCGATGATCTGTCTGAGATCGCTGGAGGAGACGATCACGCCGCGATGCTTGAGGCGGGAGTGGCGTTGCGCGCGGTCGAGCGCCAGCTGCGCCAAGCCGACCGGGATGTTCACGACCAAGCTGCCCTTGGTAGCGGTGGCCATCACGCTCTGGCTGCGCGGCTCGGTAGCGATGACCAGGTTCCACTCGAGTGCTTTGGCTCTCCACATCACGATCTCGCCGTCGGTCTGCTCGGCGAGCGTCCAGTCGTCGGCGGCCACGATGGCGTCGATCAGGGAAGCAACGACTGGGCTCACGTGGTCACCTCGTAGGGCTCTGGAGGAGGCGGAGGCACCCAATAGGGGTCCTTGACGCTGCCGATGTAGACGCTCTTCCAACCTGGGGTGGCGTCTCCCATTCAGCTGTGCATCCAGATCTTGCGCCCGCGCTTGTTGCTGTCAGGACCAGAGATCTGGTCGACGAACGTGGCCAGGAAGCTCCGATCGTTCTGGTCTTCGGCCGAGATCGTGAAGGCCACGAAGCCGGCTGAGTCGAGGCCTACGGAGAGCTTCACAGTTCGTCCGTGAGCCCGAGTGTCTCGAGCGCACTGAGGCTCTTGAGGACCGCGTTGCTGTGCGGGATACCCTCGTCATAGCACTCGCGGTACCACCGCAGATGTCCGTTCTCGTGCGACTCTTTCCAGCCGATCAAGCGCAAGAAGCGCACTTCGCTTTGAACGAGCTCGTCGTTCAGGGCTGCCATGCGCCGCTTGATGTCGGCCCAGGACCTGGACTCCTTGAGCGCCTCTTGGAGGTTCTCGTTCATGCGTCTCCCTGCTCCAGTTCTCCGTTCAGAAGCGTGCGGATCTCTACTTCAGCGACCTTGGCGCGGCGCGCTTCCTCGTTGCGGTCGATTACGTCCCCGCAGCGCTCGCACACGTCGTGGACGTAGGTCTTCTGGGGCTCGAGTCTGTCGACCATGAACTTGAACCAGTGGTCGCGGTGACTCGTGATGTAGAGCTTGGTCTGCCCGCTCGGGTGAATTTCCGTGGTAGCCATGGCCTCGGCCTGCCTGTTGACGGTCTGCAGTTGCTCGAGCGTGAGCTTGGCCTCGTCGTAGCGCGGCCGGTAGCGGTGCCGGCACGTTCTGGGGTCTGGAGCCCTCAAGAGCCCGCGCGCCCACCAACCCAGCGTGTAAGCGAACACGAGCATGGCGCCCACGCAGACCATGATCCCGATCACTGAGCGCTCCTCTTTGGTGGCCTCTGCCCGAGCTCCCGCAGCGCTCGCCTGGCTCGCTTGCTCCGGGCGAACGACCAGGCGTACTTGTGGTTGCCGGGGTGGGCCTGAGGCCTGGTGACGGTGGCCAGCGCGAGCCGCAGCCAGGCCGCGCGGTCCTGGCCCGCCTCGAGCTGAGGAGCTCCCCAGCTGACCAGGCGCTCGTAGGGCTCCCTGCTCGAGCGCTCGTCCGCGCGGACCTTGCTCATGGATCGGCGGTCGAAGCTGGTCCCGTCAGGGAGGAGACGCAGCGTGTTCCGTGCCCCACGGCCCAGGTAGATGCCGTTGTGGGCCTGGTAGATCCCGCCTGTGTGGCCCGGGAACACCACCGACCCGTCGGCGCGCTTGCGCGGTTGGTCGTCAGAGAACGAGACCACGCCGTTGTATCCTTCTTTGCGCAGGACCTCGAAGCAGCGGGCCAGGAACCAGGTCTCGGCGTTCTTCTCGAGCTCGTCCAGGAGCACGAACCGTCCGAGCTCGAGCGAGTCGGCGGCCTGTCCGCCGAACACGTTGGTCACGGTCTTCGGGTTCGTGCCCGGCCCGAACACGGCCACACCCGCAAGCAGCCCGTCGCGCAAGATCGCGAACCGGCGCGACGCCGCACAGTAGCTGCCGCTGTAGTGGTGCTGCTGGACGAACTTCTTGGCGGTCGTGTTGTCGAACAGCTCGGCGACCTCGTGCCTAGCCGGGTCGAAGTAGACCTCGTCCTCGGGGCGGAAGCTGCTGTCCTTGTCGAGCCAGCGCTGGGTCACTTGGGCGCTTCTTTCTTGGCCTTCTGTGATCGGTGTGCTTGCGATCTTCTTCTTCATTCGTCGAGCCCCTGCTCGCTGGCCGAGGTTGCGCAGCGGTTCTTGATCTTGTCCGGCACACCCGACAGCTCACAGAACCCGCTGAGCGAGTAGCCGTGGAGCTGCGTGAACTGCGCGTATTCCTCCGCCGTGAACATGCCGCGGTCGAGCATGCACGCGAGCATGTTCAAGTCGAACGCGCGAGGCTGCTGGTTTTGGAGCAGGTTCAGCATGTAGGCCACGATCCGATTGGGCGTGAACCGCAGTACGCCGTCTGGGTCGACGCGCATGGGCTGATCAGGCAGTTGGTTGTAAGCAGCTCGCTTCGTGCCCACAGTCCACCTCCAGGTGGCGGACTGTATCAGATCTCCACGTCTCGCAGCAAGTTTTTCAGTAGATCTATCTGATTCTCGCGTTAGCGCCCGTCGCCAATTGGCTTTGCGTCCGTCTCAGGCCGTCCCCCGAGGAGCTCCTCGAGCGCCTCCGCGTAGGTGATCCAGTCACGCAGCGCGCGGAGGAGCGCCTGATCGTCTCCGGGCTGCAGAATCACACAACCGCGTTGGACCATCGAGCGCCGCTCGAGCGGCTGGCCGTCGAGCAGACCTTGCTCGAGCAGCTCGGCCGAGCGCCACTCGACGGCCTGACCGTTCTCGAGCCAGCGTCTGGGGACGTCGCGCCAGAGCGTGATCTTGTGCAGCAGCTCAGCTCGGGGGTCCTCCGGCCTCCACGCCGGGAGCTGCGCCTCCGCTCGCGTCTCCGAGCAGCAGCCGCCGAGCGTCGGCAGCAGCATCAGGATCCCCGCCCACAGCCCGCGCTTGCGCATCGGCCACCTTCTTGTCGTTTTCGAGCAGTTCCGCGACCTTGCCTCCGGCGCTCCGCTCACGTTCGAGCGTGCGTTCTAGTAGCGCGACTCGGTCGCGCGCGTCCGTCAGCTGCGAGACCAGGAGCGTGACCTCTGCCGCTCGCAGTCCCCAGCCTATGGCGCAGCCGATGCCCAGCAGCACAAGCACGACTGCGGCTCCGACTGCGAGCGACGTGAGGTCCATCAGTCAGCCTCCATCTCATCATCGATCCAGGTCAGTCTGAGTGCGCCTTCGACCGTGGACGGGGGTCGCACGTAGCCCGGCAGCGTCTCGGTCTTGAGCTGGGCCTCGGCGCGCTTGAACACGTGTTCCTTGGCGGCTCGACGAGCCTCCATGTAGTCCATGGGGCCGTCGAGCTCGATCTCGCCGCCCAGGACGATGTCGAACGACCAGCGCCGCTTCACTTGGGCGTGCCCTTGGCCAGCCCGGCGTCGGTCACGATCTTGTGCAGGCCTTCCTCAGCACCGGCGCGCACGGCCGCGACCTGGATCTCGGCCTTGTCGTTCTTGGTGGCCCAGGTCTCGATCCAGGTCGCGATGAACTTCGCGCCCTTCTCGATGAGCACGTTCTGTGCGGTGGCTTCGCGCTTGGCGCGGTTCTCAAGGAACGCGACTACGAAGGCCAGGACGGCCAACCCGATCGGCACGAGCTGGATTTTCCAGTCGAGCTCGGCGGCCTGTCCGGAAGCGGACATGGTGGTCACCGCAGACACATCCTGCGCGACCGCCTGTATGACCAGAATCAGGAACAGAGCGATCAGGAACCCGAACAGGCGCATGTCTCCTCCTTAGATAGACACGCGAGCCGCAGCGCCTCTCCAGGCGGCCGCTACCTCTCGGTGACCTAACGTGGTATACCACGCAGGTGCCCCCCAAGCGCATCGAGCTCGACCTCAGGCCTGGCGTCGTCGGGGCCGGGCGCTATGTGATCTGTCCCGCGAGCGAGCATCTGCACGAAGAGGCGCTCGCGTGCGAGGTCTACCCCAGCTCGAACAAGCAGGTCCCGACCGCTCAGTGCGACTGCGAGACCCGGATCTGGGTCTCGCGCCGCGCGAGCATCGATCAGCTGCTGAAGTTCGAGGACCTGGCCGGGAGCTTCGACCTGGTCCAGCGCCGCCCTAAGCTCGAGCCGCTCGTGGCCGAGAACAAGGACGAAGCGCGCTATGTGATCTGCCCCCACTCGGGGCGGATGCACCCCACGGTTCACGCGCTCCTGGTCAAGGAGACAGTGGCCAAGCAGCGGAACGGCAAGACCAGGCCGTGCTTCTACGCCTACTGCGCCAGCTGTTCGAGCCGCTCATTCCTGGGCCCGCGTTGGAAGCGCGGCTTCGGTTTCTCACTCGAGATGGCGATCGCTCGCAACATGAGCGTCGCCGGTTAGGAGACCACATGACCGCCCCTGTCCCGGAGAACGGCAAGTCCGCCACCCACACCGACGAGGAGCTCCCGCGCGCAGAGGTCGCCGTCGAGGTCCAGGCCCCCAAGAAGATCGGCGGCAAGAAGCGGCGCGCGGCTCCCACGCCCGGAGAGGACGCCCCAGAGCTCGCCGCGGCCGCCGGGGGCTCCAACTCGCTCGACCTCCTCGCGGCCGAGGAGTCGAACACGATCAAGGTCGAGCGCATGAAGCCCTCCAAGGAGGGCGGCTCGACCCAGACCGGCTCCTGCGGAGAGATCGACGCCCAGGGCGAGGACCTCTCCAGGGCCATCGAGCGCGAGTGGGGCGGCGGCGAGTACCGCGTGACCGGGTTCCTCTCCGACGGGCGCCCGGCCACGAAGACGCTGCGCATTCCTGGTCCGTCGCGCTCGCTCACGGAGGACGACCCGTCGATGGACGAGTACGAGGTGCCTACCCAGCGCTACTCGCGCAGCGCGCCCTACGAGCACTCGCCCTACGGGCCTCCGGGCTACCAGGCGCCTCCGGGGCCGTACATGCCCCCGCAGGCAGGACCTCCGTCCAGGCCCGACTGGTACAACACCGCTTTCAACCCGAACAGCCGGGTCGAGTTGGACGCGCTCAAGGACCGCCTCACGCAGCTTCAGCGCGACTACGACCAGGAGAAGATGGCTCACGCTGCGACCCGGGGGCAGCTCGAGGCGGCCCGCGAGCAAGCGCGCAGCGAGGCCACCAAGCGCGAGATGGAGGCGCGGTTCGGGCCGATCACCGCGCAGCTCGAGGCGCTCCGCTCCGGCCTCGGACGTTCGGGCGGCAACGAGGCCCAACAGATGTTCATGCAGCTCATCCAGCACGCGCAGACTCAGAGCTCGGCCCAGGCCGAGCGCGAGAACGCGGCTCGTCGTGCGGAGGCCGAGAACTTCCGGGCCATGATGCAGCAACAGGTCTCCCTGCTCTCGAAGGGTCACATCGACCCGACCCAGATGATGGCCAACATGATGACGGCCATGCAGCCGATCATCGCGGCCACCCGCGCCCCCACAGCCGACCCGATGGAGATGCTCGAGCGGCTCGACCGCATGCGCTCCGGTCGCTCGGACGAGGACGACGACCCGGAGGAGCCGCCCCACCCGGCCGTGGCCTTCGCGCAGGCCGCGCTCGAGGCCGTCCAGACCTGGAGGGCGCAGAACCAGCTTCCGGCCGCCAACCCACCGCAGGCCTTGCCGGGTCCCGCCCCGCAGGCCCAGTCCCAGGGGGACGACATGACCGACGAGCTCAAGTGGCTCGCGCTGATCAAGGAGGTCAGCACCTACATCACGGCCGGCGATTCGCCGCACACGGCCGCTCACAAGCTGGCGGCCTGGGCCAACGGCACCCAGAGCGTGGGCCACGTCCAGAAGGTGATGGTCATGCCCATCGCCGACCTGGCGCAGCTGCTCGAGAGCAAGGCCGGCGAGGTCAAGATGTCCTTCCTGCCCGAGATCAAGAAGGAGCTCGAGACCTTCGCGCGGATCCTCCGCGACCCGGGCGGTGCGCAGTGGGTCCAGCAGATGGTCTCCACGCTCAAGACCGGCAAGTAGGCCAGCGTGCCAGCCCGCCACATGCCGGAGGAGGAGTTCGCGAAGCTGTCCGACGGACAGAAGCTCGAGCTCCTGCTCCGCAGCTACGCGGGCGCGTTCGCGCGGATCATCCAGCTGCTCGAGCAACAGAACGAGCTGCTCGAGCAGCTGGCGGTCGACAAGAATGGCCGGGCGCCCGTGCGGCGACGCAGGGCGTCCGAGCAGCCTGAGCTGTCTCCACAAGAAGAGATGGCTGAGCGCGCGTTTCGGACCATCTTTCATGGATTCTTCCCAGGCAGGTAGGTCCTGTGCCCGAGCACTACGAGTTCCCGGCCGATATCTTGGACACGCGTCCGACCATCACCGAGATCCTCTACAACGCCGGTCGGAAGACGGTCACGTTACTCTCGTGCGGCCACCGCGCCGTGCTCGAGCGTGCAGACACCAGGACCGGAGACCGGGTGCGTTGCGCCAAGTGCGAGCACCTGTGACCAAGGCCAAGCGTCGAGCCATCGCGAGCAAGCGCGCTCTCAACGCTGACCTGCATGTCACCAGCGAGCGTGTAGGACTCAGCAGGAGCTGGACCACGCGCGGAGGGTGGTGGTTCAAGTCCGGGCTCATGAAGTCTGGGCGTGTCTACTACAGAAGGCACGGAGCCAGCTGGGCAACCGGGATCTGGAGAGGATTCAGGAACCTGTGAGCTGCCGCATCAAGGACTGGGTTCGCCAAGAGCTCGACGAACCCACTGAGCTCGAGTGCCCTGAGAAGCCCGACGAGTCGGTAGACGGCCACGAGCTCTGCAAGACCCACGCGTTCGCGGTCCGCGCCTTCGCCCGGAGCTGGGAGCCTGCTACGCTGCCGGCATGACCCAGCCTCGCCCAGTCGTCGCAGCGGCCATGCGTTCGATCTACGCGCCTCCAGCCACAGCTCACAGCATGGGAGACTTCTTTGACCCGCCGCTCGAGGGGTTGCCCTCGCACCGCCGCAAGGGCGGAGGCGAGGCCGCGCCAGGGTTCGACTACCGCTGGATCGGCGACAAGGACGTCGGCACCGCCGCCACGATCGACGTGATGAAGAAACTGGCGGTCGACGGGAGCACGCACCCAGGGATCATCGCGGCCGCGCAGCGAGTCACGCGTCGCCTCCCTAGCAAGGACTACGAGGCCGAGCTGCGCGCGCTGTTCGAGCTCGTGCGGGAGAACGTGCGCTACAACCTCGACCCGCGCGCGATGGAGATGGTCCAACATCCGGCTTACACGATGTTCGTGAGCGGAGTCGGGGACTGCTTCGTGGCCGGGACGCAGGTCCTGCTCAAGGACGGATACCGCACGATCCCGATCGAGGAGGTGCGAGCTGGGGATCAGATCTGGGGAAAGGACCGCTGGTCTCGCGTCGAGAGGTCCTGGTCCAAGGGACGCCTGAGGACCTGGCTCGTTCGGCTGAACAACGGGTCGACCATGCGCCTGACTCCAGACCACAAGGTCTACGTGCTCGATCCTGATTCCGGAGAGGAGTCGAGGATCACGCTTCGTGAGCTCAGGCCTGGCATGCTGCTCACTCAGCCGGAATCTGTGGCTACCGGGACCGGCGAACAGGACCCGGACATGGCCTACCTGGACGGGGTCTACCTGTCGGATGGATGGGCCGAGCAGAGCCGGTTCGCGATCTCAGGCAAGGACGGGCACCCGAAAGAGGAACAGAAGCGTAGGGTGCAGGGGATCTGCTCCCACCGTGGGATCCGTACCAGGTGGGCCAAGAAGTACATCTCGATCCTAGATCGTGATCTCGCCCAGCGCATGCTGAGTATGGGCAGTAGGGCCTTCAACAAGAAGGCGCTCACAATTGACCTCGAACCGCTCGCCTCCACGCAGCTCCTGTCCGGGATCATGGCCGACTCTGGGCGGAACACTTCCAGAAAGGAGGCTGAGCTACTAGCTTCGGATCAAAACCTCACAGGCAGGACGTTCACGACCACGTCCTACGCTTTGGCTCTCCAGGTGAGAATTCTCCTCAAACAGCAGGGAATCAGCTGCGGAGAGAGCTACGTGCCTGACCATGGAGGCGAGGGTACGCATCCGATCTGGCGACTCCAAACGAGACTTCGTGAGCATGAGACCAAAACGCATGTCAAGCGGCTCAAGGTGGTCGAGATCATTCGCGACAACGACCCGCGCGAGTGTTTCGACATCTCCACGGACGACCACTACGTGTGGTTGCCGCAGGCCGACTGGACGGTCTCGAACTGCGACGATAGCGCGGTCCTCCTGGCCGCCCTCTCGATGGCCGCCGGACACGGCGCGCTCTACCGCACGATCCGCACCGACCCGCGTCGCATGGACGAGTTCAGTCACGTCTACCCGCTCCTGGGCTACCGCAACAAGGACGGCGCGTTCTGGTTCTCAAGCGACGTAACCCACCCGCGCCCCGAAGACGCGCGCTGGGGCTGGGAGGCCCCGCAGGAGGTCCGCTACGGCACGGCCGACTGGATGGTCGCGGGGGTCTAGGACTGGTTCTGCGTAAAAACCACTCAACTCCCGCTCGTCAAGCCTCTTCTGGTTCGTCTTGAGCTGCAGCGCACCCGCTGGTAACTTGCACCGCACTGTCCGGTAACCGCACTGCGCGCTTTGCCGCGCTCGCGTTGCCGGGTACGTGACGCAGACTCGCAGCAGCAGCAACAGCAGAGAGGACACCGGTGCAAGACGTCATCCAAGTGGTCGTCGTCAGGAACGCGTGGACGGGCGCCAAGGTCAAGGTCGAGCGGCAGGAGCTGTCCGACACTCCGACTTGGATGGACGGCGGAAGCGAGGGTCAGCGGCAGCCTCCGGCCGGCTTCTCGCTCCCACCCAAGGTGCAGAACACCGTCGAGGTGCTCGAGAACCTCGATCAGGTGCGCGCTTGGCTCAATTCCAGCGCGTTCGACATGTCCGAGCCAGACACCGTGAGCCGCTCTCCATCTCTGGTCGAGGTGGAAATGCGCACCTACCCCGGCGCCGAAGCAGTACTGCAGGTGCGGCGCATGAACGGCTCCTCGGCGTACGTGGTCACCGTGCAGCGACTGCGGGTCACGCTCAAGCCGTCGAAGGACCAGCCGCCAGCGAACATCGTGACCCTCATTGCCGGGGCGCTTCACGACCGAGGGATTGTGGATCCTACGGCGATGGCTCCTGAGAGCTACGCCTTCAGCTCGCACAAGGCGATGCTCGAGTTCTGCGTCGACTGGCTGAAGCAGTGCATGCCAGCCATCCACCAGCACTCCAACCGGGCGGAGGACTAGCCATGAGCGCTGTTGCCGCCGCCCAGGGCCGCATTCAGATCAAGCGCTGGTTCACCGCGGCCGCGCGAGACGTGTACGCGGACCTCGAGTGGAAGAAGGTCGACGTCAAAGTCGGTCCGTTCGAACAGAAGGACGTCGAGGCGCCCACCTTCTGGAGCGAGAGCGCGGTGGGAATTGCCGCCTCCAAGTTCTTCCGCAAGGCCGGCGTGCCTGATGCCGGCACCGAGACCAGCGTGAAGCAGCTGGTCGAGCGTGTGGTCCAAGCGATCAGGTTGGCCGGAGAGCGCAATGGATACTTCGGAACAAACGCAGGCAGCGCAGACGACTTCATGCGCTCGAAAATCTTCGAGGACGAGCTCCGCTACCTGCTCATCACCCAGCGCGCGGCCTTCAACAGCCCGGTGTGGTTCAACGTCGGCCTGAAGGAGGCCTACGGGATCGCCGGAGAACCCGCCGGTAACTGGCGCTACGACGTCAACACCCAGTGCGTTTTACCGACCAAGGACTCCTACACGAACCCCCAGTCGTCGGCCTGCTTCATCCAGTCCATCAAGGACGACCTGATGGACATCGCCGAGCACGTTCAGCGTGAGATGCGGATCTTCAAGTACGGCTCGGGCTCCGGGACCAATTACTCGAGCTTGCGCGCCAAGAACGAAAAGCTCAGCAACGGCGGCTCGAGCTCGGGCGTGCTCTCGTTCCTCGAGGTGTTCGACAAGTCGGCCGGCGCGATCAAGTCCGGCGGCACCACCCGGCGTGCGGCCAAGATCTGCATCCTCGACGTCGACCACCCGGACATCGAGGAGTTCGTGACCTGGAAGGCGCGCGAGGAGAAGAAGGCCAAGGCTCTGATCGCCGCCGGCTACGAGAGCGACTTCAACGGCGAGGCCTACCGCACGATCTCGGGCCAGAACGCCAACAACTCGGTTCGCGTGACCGACGCCTTCATGAAGGCCGTCGAGACCGACGGCGAGCACGCGCTGCGCTGGAGGACCTCCGGCGACATCGCGAACCGCGTCTCGGCCAAGGCCCTGTTCCGCACGATCGCCCAGGCCGCGTGGGAGTGCGCGGATCCGGGCCTCCACTTCGCGGACACGACCAACCGCTGGCATACGTGCCAGGACACGAGCGAGATCCGCGCGGCCAATCCGTGCGTACCTGGTCACACGCTGATCCTGACCCGGGACGGGGACAGGCGGATCGACAGCCTCGTGGGTCAGCTGGTGGACGTCTGGAACGGACTGCAGTGGTCGGCGGTCAGTCCGCGCGTGACCGGCACCAACCAGCCGCTCGTGCGGGTGACCCTGAACGACGGCGCCTTCCTTGACTGCACGCCCACGCATCAGTTCATCCTCGCGGACGGATCTCGCAGGCCTGCCGGAGAGCTCGCGAAGGGCGAGGAGTTGGGCAAGTTCGAGATGCCACAGGTGGAACCAGGACAGCCTCGCTCCCAGTCGCGGACCGTCGAGTCTGTCGAGAGCATCGGCACCGCCGAGAAGGTCTACTGCTTCACGGAGCCGCTGAACCACTCTGGCACGTTCAACGGCATCGTGACGGGGCAGTGCCAGGAGTACCTCTTCATCGACAACTCGGCCTGCAACCTCGCGAGCCTGAACCTGGTCAGGTTCCAGAAGGACGACCTGAGCTTCGACCACGAGGGCTTCGCGCACGCCTGCAGGGTGATGTTCCTCGCGCAGGAGATCCTGGTCGACTACGCCAGCTACCCCACGGCCGAGATCTGCGAGAACTCGCATCTGTACAGGCCACTGGGCCTGGGCTACGCGAACCTGGGCGCGCTGATCATGCGCTGCGGGCTGCCATACGACTCGGACGACGCGCGGCAGCTCGCGGCCGAGATCACCTCGCTCATGACCGCGACCGCCTACGAGACCAGCTGCGACATGGCGGCCGCGATGGGTCCGTTCGAGCGCTGGAAGGCCAACCGGAAGGGCGCGCTCTCGGTTCTGGAGGCGCACTACCTGGCCTTCCGCGATCTGGACCACGACTACTCGCCGATCGGTAGGCGCGCGGTCGACACCTGGAGTCGGGTCGTGGGCAAGGCGCAGCTCACCGGAATCCGGAACGCCCAGGCGACCCTGATCGCGCCCACCGGCACGATCTCGTTCCTCATGGACTGCGACACCACCGGCCTCGAGCCAGAATTCCAGCTGGTCAAGGAGAAGCTCCTGGCTGGGGGCGGCACGCTCTACATCGAGAACCGCTCGATCCGAACCACGCTCGAGAGCCTTGGCTACATGAACGGCGCCGTGGACCAGATCGTGGACCACATCCGCATGGGCGAGGGGCTCGAGACCTGCAAGCAGCTCGACAAGGCGCACGTGCCCGTGTTCGACTGCGCGGTCAAGCCGCCCAAGGGCACGCGCGCAATCGACCCCATGGGTCACATCCGGATGCTCGAGGCGATCGCGCCGTTCATCTCGGGCTCGGCCTCGAAGACGGTCAACTGCCCCCACGAGACCACCGTCGAGGAGATCGAGAAGCTCTACCTCGAAGCCTGGCGACGCGGTCTCAAGGCGATCGCGGTCTACCGCGAGTCGTCGAAGGGCTGCCAGGTCCTGACCGGAGGCAAGTCGGCACTTCTGCCGGAGACAAAGAGCGCGCAGACCCTGCCACATCCTGTCGAGACCAAGCGGATGCGCCTCCCCAAGAAGCGCACCGGCTTCACGCAGGAGGCGCGGGTCGCCGGGCAGAAGATCTATGTGCGCACGGGCGAGTATCCCGACGGGCGCCTGGGCGAGATCTTCATCGACATGGCCAAGGAGGGCGCGACCATGCGGAGCATGGTCAACACCCTGGCTATTGCGGTCTCGCTGGGTCTCCAGCACGGCGTGCCCCTCGAGGAATACGTGGACGTGTTCACGTACACCAACTTCGCCCCCAACGGAGTCGTGACCGACCACCCGAACATCAAGCTCTGCACGAGCCCGGTCGACTACATCTTCAGGATGCTCGCGCTGGAGTACCTCGGGCGCGAGGACCTCGTACAGCTCCCGCCTAGCGAGATCGACAGCGAGGGCGACACGAAGCTCGACCTGCCGCTGCTCAAGCCAGTACAGCCCAGCGCTACCCGCTTCTCGGACGGCAAGCTGTGCCTGAACTGCGGGAACATTGCGACCCGCCGGGCCGGCAGCTGCTACGTGTGCGAGGTGTGCTTCTCGCAGACCGGCTGCGCCTGATGCGGCGCACGTTCTACCTGGCAGGCTCGAGCGAGCGCGCCACCGGTCTCAAGCGGAAGGCGCAGGAGCTCGAGCAGCGCATGTTGCGCTGCTTGTGCATGTGGATGAACGACGTGCCCAAGTTCGGAGCCTCGGGGTTCGAAGGGAGCTCACCGGCCGAGCAGAGCGCGATGGTTTACGAGGACATCCTCGCCTGTCAGGCCGCCGACCTGTTCGTAGCCGTGATCGGAAACGAGACGCACAGCCGCGGGACCTACATGGAGATCGGCGCACGCCTGGGCGTCAACAAGCCCGTCCACATCGTACTCGACTGTCCGGAGGCGCCGATCCACCTGTTCTTCAAGCATCCTCTAGTCACGGTTCACGAGGGCTGGTTCGCCTTCCTGAACCGCGAAGTAGCTTCATGAGAACGCTCGAAGAGATCGCGAACGCGCCGTGCTCGGGTGACGTGATCGTGCTGCGCAGCGGACACGTGACCTACGAGGTGCTCGAGGCCTCCTTGAGCATGCAGCCGCTTCTTCGGTTGAGCGACGCGGTCCTGGCCCGCCGCACCTCGGTCCGAAACGACGTCTACGAGGGCGTCGGGCAGGTCTTGCTCTCGAAGGCGGCCTGGCGCGACCTGGTCCTGTTCGGGGCGTGCGCCGCGGTTCAGGTCAGCAACTCGGCGACGGTCGAGAACGTCGAGTCGCTTCAGTAGCGTTCCCCCCTTGTAACCCCTGTCACCTCTCGGCTACGCTTCTCCCCACGCAGCCGAGGCCGAGCCCGAGACGCAACCCGAGCGCTGGCAACGTCAGTGCTCTTGTTGAACACGGGCAAGGCGGGTTACCTTGGGTCCGGAGACCACGCCGTCCACCGTCGCGAAGCTAGGGAGAGTCGTTCCGCCGTCCACACGTCTACGAGAAGATGGCCGCGAGTTCCGTCCGACCTACAAGACCTCTCGCTGCTTTCAGCTCATCGACGCTTGCTCTGCGGAAGCTGACCCGGCCCGTCGCGCGCTCCTTCTCGCCGAGCTCGAGCTGGAGCTGGGAAACCTGGAGGTGCGCCAAGGCGTGGCTGCGGCCCGCTACGCGGTCGAGGCGCTCGAGGCCTTGGTCGACTACACGGTCAGCAACGGTGGGGTCAAGGTGGGTCGGCGCGGACAAAAGCCGGCTCCCGAGTACCTGACCAGGCTGCTCGAGCAAGTCGACCTGGCAGAGAGCACCCTCGATCAGATCTCGGAGGCCCTGCGCTCCTACCTCCAGCTGAAACCTCACCAGGATCGGTTGGAGATGTGGCGCTTGGCTCGGACGGCCCGGAACCTGCTCCGGGCAGCCGCCAAGAGATTCCAGCGTCTGCGGAACCCGTCAGCCAGCTAGGCGCCCCTCGAGGCCCCTGGAGGCTCGCGTGGCCAACGGGATCCTGGTCAATAACCTGATCGCCGCCGGGCTCGTCCGTCCGCCGGCCTGGCAGTCGGCCGCGATGCGCGGCTTCGGGATGGGGGGCCTGGGGAAGGGTCCGGCCGGACCCAGCCAGGAGGCCGTGTCCGCCTCCCAGCGGACCTACGAGACTACCTACCAGGCGATCGTGTCCCTGATCAACCAGATCCAAGGCGCAGCGCGCGAGGTCGATCAGGCCAGCGGCGGCCTCGACGAGCCGGCGGTGCGCTCGCTGGTCGACGACGCGATGCTGATCTCGCAGGACGCGCAAGACCGCCTCTCGGAGGCGCGCTCGATCTACGAGCTCGAGCAGGGCTGGGTCGAGTCGGCCGTTGCCGAGCAGGCGCACGGCGGGTGGGCCTTCGGGCGCGAGTTCGTGCTCACCGCGGCCGGCGCGAGCGCGCAGGGCAACCGCTCAGGCGTGCCGCTCATGGCCTGGAACAAGGACCAGATCCTGGGCGCGGCCGCCAAGGCCCTGACCTCGATCCAGCGCGGCCTGGCCACGAACCTGGGCCAGCTGCGCGGGCTGCGCGAGGCCGTCCTGACCAAGGTCAAGCTCACCAAGCAGGCTGCGGCGCAGCAGGCCACGATCGACCTGCGTCAGCAGCAGGAGCAGGCCAAGGTCGATCAGCTGGCCGCGATCCGCCAGAAGATCGAGGAGGACAAGCTTCGCCGTGAGGAGGAGGCCGCGACCCGAGCGCAGCTGTTCGCCGAACAGCAGGCGCAGCGCGCGCAGGAGCTCGAGGAGCGCCGGCAGCAGGCCGCGATCGACAGCGAGAACCGCCGCATCGCGATGCAGGAGCAGCTCGAGCAGTCCCGCATCCGCGCCGAAGAGCAGCGCCTCAACGCGCAGCTCCAGGCCGAGGCGCAGTCGGCCGCGCTCGAGCAGGCCCGCCTTCAGCAGGAGGTCCAGACCTCGCAGGCTGCCTCGCAGTTCCAGCTCCAGCTGGAGCAGCAGCGGCAGGCCGCGCTCGTCCAGGCCGAGCTCTCGAAGCTCATGCCTCCTCCGCCACCACTCTATGGGGCGGGCGCGCTCGCAGTACCCGGCTACGGGATGCCCCAGGGCGCGATCCCGCAGCCCATGATCCCGCCGGGCTGGGACGCCTACTCGGCCGCGGCACAGGCCGGGGCCACGGCGGCGTTCCCGCAGGTGTGGTCGCCGATCGGCCCGCAGGAGCTCCCCACCATGGCCATGCCGGCCCCTCAGGGCGGCTGGTCGCCCGGAGGCGAGATGTTCGGCATGGGCGCCATGGCTCCCGGGACGTTCTCTCCCGCCTCGGCGGGTCGGATCCAGCCGACCGGCCTCGAGTCGGTAGCCAACTTCCTGAGCACGTTGGCGGCTCCGGCCGCGAATGTGATCGACGCGGTCCGCGGGACTCCGCGAGCGCCGGCCATGTCGTCCTCGAGCTCGGGTCCGGACCTCGGGAACCTGCTCCTGGCCGGCGTCGCGATCGCTGGCGCGATCTACGTGGGCAAGAAGGTCCTGGGCGGCAAGAAGACGAGCCGCTCCCGCAGCCGGCGGCGCCGGTAGAAGCGAGCGCGCTCCATGCTTCTCACGCTCGATCAGCTGGAGCGGCTCGAGTCGCTCAAGCAGCTCGCCAAGCGAGATCCGCGCTGGGCCATGGCGCTCGGGCACCGGAACGCCGGCTACACCGGCATGGGTGCCTGGCACGCCAACCACGGGGCGATCTTGCCCGCGCCCATGAATCCTCTGGAGACCAGCGGCGTAGGCCTGCTTGACCCGCAGGCCTACGCCGTGTTGCCAGCGGCCGCGAACCTGGTGATCAACCCGCCTCGAGCGGTGAACCAGATCAGCGGCATGGGCGCGCTTCCGGCTATGCGCACGGGCGCGCTCTCCCCGGCAGCCAAGGGAGCCGCGCCAACCAAGCCGAAATCGAACTCGGACTTCGACAGGCCGGTGCCGGACTCTACCAAGGCCAGCTACACGAGCGCGGTCAAGCAGCTCGATGGCATGGACCCAGGCCCCGAGAAGGTCGCGATGGCCAACTCGCTTCGGAGGCAGCTCGACGGGCTGCCGGACTGGGGTCCGGACACGAACAGCTACTTCTTCAAGGACTACGACAGCTGGCTCGAGCTCAGTCAGCGCGTGGACGCGGCCCGGATGTCCTACGTCCCCTCGGGCGCACAGAGCCCGCTCGGACCCGGCGCAGGAGACGGGGGCGGTGGTGGCGGAGGGTTCGGCTCGGCGCTCGACTCGATCGGGAGCTTCCTCTCCACGATCTCGGGCCCGGCGGCCGACATCATTCGCTTCTCGCGGAACCAGCCGTCACAGCCCAGCTTCGTGGCTCCTCCGCCTGATCCAGGCTTCCCGTGGGGGAAGTTCGCGATCGGGGTTGGAGTGGCCGCCGGGGTCACGCTGGCTCTTCAGGCCACGAAGAAGCCCGCACACAAGGGAAGGAGCCGCTAGTGCCATCGCTCACCGAGACCATCGGCCTGGCGCGCATGGAGCAGGAGAAGGTCAAGATGATGCTCTCGGCCGCCTCGGCCGCGAGCGCCATCGGCCGCCCTGCCCAGGCCGCCGCTATCGGCTCCCAGGCCGCGCAGCAAGCCTCAGTCGGCGAGAAGCTGATCATGAAGGTGGCCAGCGCTGGCCAGGCTGCGTTCGCCGACGAGGCTGCCGAGATCATGCGGCCAAAGCGGTCGCCGCTGCCTTGGCTGATCGGCGGTGTCGTCGGACTCGTGGGCCTGGGGATCCTGTGGAGAAGGAGCCGGAGCTCCAAGAAGCGCAAGAAGTAGCTCCATGCTCGCCGACCTGACCTACCGCATGCTCCAGTCGAAGCAGGTCCAGCCGGCCCTCCAGGGAGTCGGCCTGGGGATCCTGCCCGCGATCCTGGGCGTGCTGGGGGCGGTCGGGCAGGTCGGGACCTCGCTGGCGAGCCCGTTTCTTGAGGAGGCCTCGAAGGGCGAACAGCGTGTGGTCGACGCGGCCGCCAGGACATCGATCGCGCAGGAGCTGCAGGTCAGAGCTCAACAGAAGGCGCTCCGAAACCAGCAGCTGGCGCTCGTGGGCGCCGGACTCCTGGTGATCGGAGGCGTGGGGTACTTCTTCTACCGGCGGCGGAGCCGCTCAACGACCAAGAAGCGGGGGCGCAAGTGAGCGGCATGGGCTACATCTCGGCGGGCTACCTGGCTGGCGCCGCCCCCTCGGGCTTCGGCTACCTGGGACAGGATCAGCGGCAACCGCAGTTCATGCAGTCGCAATCGCAGCAGACCAGCCAGTCCACGTCCGTGAACGCCTCGGCGACCGGCGGGTCGGTGACCGGCTCAGCCAACGTGGGCAGCCGTGTTGGTCCCACCACCTACTACGGCGGGGGAGGCGGGGGAGGCCAGATCAACTGGGTCCCGATCGCGCTGGGTGTAGCGGTGGGCGTGGCGCTCATGATCTACCTGAGGAGCCGAGGCAAGTAGCCATGCCGCTCTCGGTCGAGGCCATGCAGAAGCTGCAGCACATGTCTGGCTTGCGCCAGATGGGGCGGTTCTCTGGCCTCGGTCAGAGCGCCGCTCAGCAGTCCTCGCAGCAGACGAACCAGGCCACGACCGTCAACGTCTACGCAGGCGGCGGCAACATCAGCGACTCGGCCAACGTGGGCAGCTCGGTCGGGAAGGTGATCCAGGCCGCGCAGCTGAACTACGTCCCGATCATGCTCGGTCTCGCGGGAGCCGCCGCGCTGTGGCTCCTGACCGGGAGGCGGCAGTGAGGCTCAACGCTCCAGCGACCAACCGCGGCATGTTCGTGATCGCGATGCCAAGTCGCGGATCCAGCGGTCTGGGAGCTTCCGCGATCCAGGAGATGTTCGACAAGCTCTTCAACAAGAAGAAGTCGAAGGCGCGCGAGGAGAAGCGCGATCTCGCGGTCAAGAACTACGGCGAGACCGAGCAGGTCGCGCAAGCCGCCACCTTCCAGATCCAGCAGGCCTCACAGAAGAACGTCATGACCTACCTGGTGGCCGGAGCAGCCGCAGCCGGAGCGCTGGTTCTCCTGGCTGAGCTGCTCTCGCCCCCGAGGGGACGCTAGCGTGCAGGCCGAACAGGAGCTCTCTGACGCCGAGTGGCTGCGGAGGATCCGGCTCAAGAATCGCCAGGAGCTCGGGCTCGAGGGCCCGCAGGGAGTCGCGACGATGGACGGCAACGTGAACGGCATCGGCGACTTCATGTACATGAACGCAGCCGCGGGGGGCGTGCCCAGCCCCGAGCAGGACCTGCTCGCGTACTACGCCGGTCGCCAGGGCGGGAACGCGGACGGCTGGCAGCCGTCCATGATCGACCCCAGGCAGGGCACCTACCACCAGATGCAGATGCCCACCCACGCCAACTACGTCGGCCAGGAGGTCGCCGGACAGGCCGTCTCAGGCCTGGGCTACATGGGCGCGGTGGGCGTCTCGGCTGATCAGAAGGCTCAAGCCACCCTGGCGGTCGAGGGCGCGATCCGCGAGTCCGACCTGCTGTCTCAGCAGACGAACAACGTCTCGGCGGCGCGCCTGATCCTCGAGGCGCAGCGCTCGAGGCTCTCGAGCCTGAACTGGACCGACAGCTCGTGGGGCGTCGTCGGGCCGCGCTACTCCAGCCGCGCCGACCTGCTCAAGAAGCTCACCGAGGCACAAGCGCGCGTGATCGCCCGCTCGGGCGCGGTCCGTGAGGACGGCAAGGCGATCTTCGACCCTCGCTCCGTCAACCCGACCACCGGCAAGGCGCGCGTGGACAGCCAGATCGGCGCAGCCGCTGGGTCGCTGGTCCAGTCCGGCAAGGAGACTGCGGCCGAGGTCGGTGGCCTCCTGGGAAGCCTCTCCAAGGTCACACAGTTCTTCCTGGGCTCTCCAACCAGAATCCTGGTCACGACCAGCATCGGACTCGGGGTCTACGGCCTGGTCTACACCGACCTAGGCAAGAAGATCAGCCGGAAGGTCTTCGGTAGCAAGAAGAAGAACCCTCCGGCTCGTAACCGCCACAAGAAGGCCGCGGTCCGCAAGAACCCCAGCCGCAAGCGGCGCAAGCGCTACCACGAGAACGACTCGAGCGACGAGTAGGCGGCTCGCAACCCCGCATGTTCTTCAGTAGAATGCGAGCTCGTCATGCGGAATGCTTCATCGGATCATAGGGCTCGCCGCGCCAGTCGTGACTCGGATCGCGTGCAGGAGGCCCAGGAGGCCGTCCGACGCGGGGACATCCAGCGCTACATCGAGCTCCGCGCCGGCTACGACAAGCCGTTCGGGGTATGGGCGCGTTGGGCGGCCAACTTCGGCGATCCGGTGTGTCGTGCGGCGCTGCCGGTTGAGCACGAGTGGCTGGAGTGGGCTCACGAAGAGAGCTTCAACAACGTCGGAGACGGCAGGGCGCGCTGGCCTGAGCGCGGACACAGGCCCAAGCGTGGGCGCAACCCATCTTGGCCTTTGACTCTGTACCAGATCCGCAGTCGTGCTGGGACCTGGAAGAAGCCAGAAGGTTGGAGCCTGTTCGAGTCCGGCGAACACGGCCTCGAGATCGAGCGAGACGACGACGATACAGACTTCAAGTACGACGACGACGCGCAGCAGTTCGTGTTCGATCGCGCTTGCGAGGGAAGCGTCTTGCACCTCTCGGCGCTCCTGTGGGTGCGGCTCTACCACTACCTGTTCTCGGTGGACAGTATTCAGACGCTTAGGGTTCTGTATTCGGACGTAGCGACCGCTGAAACTCTGCAGAGTCTATATCCGGACGGAGGTCCAGCTGAGCACGCACGACTCGCTGAACAAGCTGAGCTCCTGAGGCCTAGTCCGGTGATTTACTACGACGAGATCTACTCATCTCGGTTCGGCAGAACGTTTCAGCCGGCACTAACGTCCTACGGTCTTATGCTCGAACACCTCAAGAACGACAAGATTGGCACCGGAGTCGCTCCAGAAGCCTACCTGGTCGAGCGTTTCTTCTGGAACGCGGTCCTCGAGTCCGCGCCGCCCTACACAGCAGCTCAAGCCGGCGCGCTGCGCCGCGAGAACGGATGGTGGTAAGTGAAGTCTCGCGTGCAGGTCTCGCAGCTCACGGGTCGTTCGCACTTAGACCACTGGGCGGTGTGCCAGGTGCCGATCATCAAGGGTGGCTACATGCCGAACCCGCCCCGCCAGCTGCCGGTCGCTCCCGGGGGGCTCGTGCCTCTCGAACAGGTGCCTCTCGCGCCCAAGACGAAGTTCCGGCGCCCTCCCTGGAATGGCTGCGTGATCTACGAGGGGCCCAGCCTGATCACCGGCAAGCCGATCGTGGCTATCGCGATCGGCTTCCAGGACGGGAGCGAGAACCGGAAGACCGGACCCATGATCCAAACGTTCATCCTCTGCGCTGATATGCCTCCACAGGAGGCGATCGACACCGGCGCAGACGACGCGATCTGCGGGGAGTGCCCGGCTCGCGGGGTCGGAATCGCGCCTCTCGAGCGACCGCGTCCGCGCGCCTACCGGAAGCGCGGCTCGGGCTGGGAGCACGGAGAGGGCGTCGGTCAGGCCTGGCAAGCGCCTGAGGGGCGGTTCTGCTACGTGGTCGTGGCGCAGTCGCCCACGAACGTGTGGTGGAAGTACTGGAACGGCGGCTACCCGCGCGTGAGCCTCCAGGAGCTCGCCTACTACACCTGGGGACGTAACGTGCGCTTCGGGACCTACGGAGACCCGGCCGCCGTACCCACCGAGGTGTGGGCGACGATGGCCGAGTCCGCCAACTACGTGCTCGCCTACACCCATCAGTGGCGGCTGCCCAGCGCGCAGCCGCTGCGGCAGTGGGCCATGGCCTCCACCAACAGCGAGGAGGATCTGCGCGAGGCCACCGCCATGGGCTGGCGCTCGTTCCGGATGCTCAAGGCCGGCGAGCAGCTGGTTCCTGGGATCGAGATCACCTGCCCGGCCAGCGACGAGCACGAGGAGAAGAAGGGCAAGAAGGCGAAGTGCATCGAGTGCCGCAGCTGTCAGGGTCTCGCTTCGAAGTCGCGCCGAAGCGTCGCGATTCGCGAGCACGGCTACCTGGTCGATCCAGGAGGCCGGAAGAAGCGCACACGGAGGGAGAAGGAGAACCCCGACGAGGACCTGCGCGCGCTCGAGCGCCGCGTTCAGCTCGGTGATCAGGAGGCCTTGGCGCGCCTCCAGGCTGCGCAGCTCCGCAGCGGCGTTCGGCAGCCCCAGCGCAAGTATCTGATAGACCTGGCTGGCGAAGTCCTGGGTGAGATCGGCGGCGCGGGGCTGGCCTCGCGCTCGGACTACCTGGACCGGAAGATCCACGCGGCCGCCATCAAGGCCGTGCTCAAGCAGATCGGAGTCAAGGCGAGCGTGACCACGCCCAATTACGCCTGGGCGAGCTCGGTAGAGATCAAGTCGGCGCGCAAGGTTCCTGGTTGGCTCGGAGAACCGACCCACGACCACCTGAACTTCGACGAGTCGCGCACGATCTGGGACGCCTTCGGACTCGAGTCGTGGGAAGAGCCCAAGGAAGAGCGACGCGCGAATTGGCGCGGAATGCAGAACTTCTCGCTCTACCCCAACGCGCGCGAGGACCGCTCGGACCCGCGCACAGACTACTTCAGTCCCGGCGGTCCGCGTCTCCGAGAGGACCTGTGGGATGTCTACAAGGCCGCTTTGCGAAAGGAGCTGGCCAAGCCGCCCCGAGCCAAGAAGCCCAAGAAGCAGAACCCGTGGGTCAGCGGCTCGGACGGGATCCCGGAGAACGTTCGGGCTCACGTCGAGCTCACCGACGCGGACGGGATCCCCTACTGGCGCTACGCGATCGGAGAGGGTCAGCTGGCGGAGCTCGACGACGAGGACCCGCTCATGCAGAACTACGAGGAGATCGAGGGCGTGCTCCGCTCCCACCTCGAGGCCGCCGTGGCGTTCGGAGCTTCTCACCCGCACGACGGGAGCGTGCCTCACCCACGAACCGGAGACATGGCTCACTTCGCGATCGGCAACAGGCGCTGGGCCACGATGGTCACGATGTACGAGCCGGGAGTGATCAAGCTGGGCACGTTCCCAGAACGAGGGAACCCGCGCCGCCCGAGCCGCAGGAAGCGCGGCCGTCGGTGAAGCTAAGGAACGCAGACGCACGCGGTCGGCGCGCGGAGCGAGACGGAGATCGCGAACGCGCCTGGCGTGAGGCCGTGCGCGCTGGGCATGTGTTGACGCCGATCAGATCAGGCAGCTTCGCTGGAGGCCTCGAGGCGAGGTTCTTTGGCCTGATGTTCCGCGACGGCGGGCCCGGTCCAGGCATTGCCGTTGACTACTTCGAGGAGTATGCGCTGATCCAGATCCTCTTCTGGCAGAGGCACGGAGAGGTAGCTCAGCCCGACGGCTGGACGATCGGCGAAAGCTCGCGAGACACAGGTCCGGATGCGGGCTGGACCGTCTGGGTCCGCAGGAACCATCGCCCGGACGTGGTGCCATGGTGGGCGGACCGAGAGATCCAGATGGCCGTCCGCGAAGCCATGCAGCGCCGTCTGGTGCAGGACGATTCGGCGCAGGAGAACCCAGTGAGGCGGAACGGACCCGACGAACGAGCACGGCGCGCAGAGCGTTCGGTGTCCGGCTCACTCTCGCTCGAGGAGCGCCAAGCCGCAGAGGCTCAGATCCTCCGGGCTCACGGCATGGAGTGGCGGGGTCGCGTGCCCAGCCCCAAGTTCGTGTGGCGTGGGGGAGCTCGCGGGGTTCTCTATCAGCCAGGCGAGGGCGACGACGGGCACTGGACGTGGCACAGCTGCTTCGACCCGCTCACCACCCTGGACAACGACTACCAGGCCGTACTGGTCTCCAGGCAGATCGAGCGCTGGCTGTTGAATCGCCTGATCCTGGGCGACTTCGACGAGGACGATGCACTCGCCCTCTGGCACAAGTGGGCCGTGAACAGTAAGGACCTCCTGGGGTTCACAGGGACCTACGGCTCTCGCAAGCAGGTCCTAGAGGCCGCCGAACTCCAACAGAACGCACGCTTCCTGGACATGTCCCGAGGCGGCTGGACCGAAGTGGAGGTCGGCCTCATGCTGCAGCGACCGCTCGAGAAGCCAGACGGGCGTCCGTATACGAACCCTCCCAGCGGAGACCAGCGTATGCGCGCTCTCGAGCGCCGCGCCCAGCTCGGTGACCAGGAGGCGCAGGCACAACTCCACGCCGCTCAGAAGCGCAGCGCTACCGTGCCCACGGTTCGTGCTCCGGTGAGCTACGAGAACCTCATGCAGTTGGGCATGGGGCCGTGGCATCACAGCACGCCATGGCTCGGTCCGTGGCCCAAGGAGACCGCTCACGTCGTCATGTGGGCCGCTCAGCAGGCCCAGTCTGGTCACGCGGCCGTCGCCAACGAAGACAACAGCGGCCGCCTGGTACAGAACCTCGGTTACCTGATGAAGAACAACCGCAGCGTCACGGCCATGGAGTTCGTGCGCGGAGACCCATCTCAGGACAATCTCCTGTTCGTCTACCTGGACCGCGACTGCCGCAGCCAGGGAATCTACGTGACCCGCTACGCGAGCGAGGCCTTGTTCCGGCGCTGGGTCTCGCGGCGGATTTTCTCGGGCGTGCTGGTCTCGTTCCGCGACCCGGACTGGGTCGTCACCGAGCACGGCCGCGTCGAGAAGAACGGCACGCGCTGGTGGCCGGCTGACACCGAATGGACCCACCGCGGGGAGCTCCGATGAGACGACCGATCGCGCCTAACAGCCCGCTCTCGCGGCTCAAGATCGCCGGCTACGTGGTCTCGGCGGTGCCGTTCCGCTGCGGGACCTGCCAGTACGCCGGGCCGGCCGTGCCAGGCCTCCTGACTCTTGACGACCGGCCCATGCACCACTGCAAAAAGCTCGACGCAGGCGTCGACCCGGACAAGGGCTGCTGCGACCTGTGGAGCAATCCGAACGAGGAGCTAGCTCGCGCATGAGCACCGACGAGCGCATGAGGCGCGCAGAACGCGACCGAGACCGTCACCGCTCCGAGCTCGAGGCGCGCCGTCGGGGAGTCGTGCCCAACTTCCGGCTGTTCTTGAAGTCGCTGGGGGGCCTGCGCGACTACGGTCCCAACTTCGCGCGCATGGAGTTCAGCGACGGTTGGTCGCTCTCCATCCAGCCGTCTCGGATCTACCTGAACTCGTGGGAGCTGATGTGGATCCCGCCGCCATTCGCTTCATCGCTCAGACCTTCCCAGTGGAAGTCTCCTCCTACGCGCAAGCGTCCCGAGGGAGACGACGAGATCACGCCCAGCACTGCGCTCTCTGATCAGGAAGTTCAGGAGATCTTCGAGATGGTCGTGCAGAGACACGGTCTGCCGATCTACCCGCTCGAGCAGCGCCAGAACCCGCCCTACTCCCCGGAGGAACTCGAGCGCCGCCGGCAGGAGTTGCTCGACGACGGCCACAGCACAGGGCTCGCGGACATGCTGCTGCGTCGCGAGGTACGGCCGGTCGCGCGTACGGACCTGCGCGGACACCAGCGCTCTGGTCAACCCTACCGCGGCCAGGGACGCGGTCAGGCCGAGCCGCAGCGCCAGCATGAGGGCTGGATCACGAACCCGTCAGACGAGCGCATGCGGCGCGCCCAAAGAGACGGAGACCGTCTCCGTTTTTCCCGCGAGTCGAAACGGGCTGGAGATCCGATGCCGATGGAGCGCCTGCACTGCCCGTGGTGCGGCGGAAGCCCTCCGCCGCCAGAGCTCTTGCAGCGCGGAAGGCTCGGCCAGCGCTACCGTCGCCACCTATCTCGTCACGGAGATCCAGACGTGAAGCCGAACCCCGACGAGCGCATGCGCGAGCTCGAACGCCGAGCCCGACTGGGTGATGCCGAAGCGCTCTCTCAGCTCCAGGCGCTTTCGCGTCGCACGCAGGACTGGAAGGCTCCCAAGACCGTGCGGCCATACATTGGTCATCGTCCTGGTGGACCAGTCTTCGAGGGCGAGATCGTGTGGGGCGACGAGATCAAGGTCCTGAAGACGCTCGGGCCAGGCCTCGTGCTCACGCGCTCGCTGGAGGGCGATTTCGAGTCTGAGCGCCTGAAGATCCAGAACCGCGAGCGCCGTTTAAGGCTGGGTAAATTCACGATCATGGCTCCTGCGTCCGGAATGGCGCTCGTAAGCTGCGTTTCGCGCCCGTTCGCGGAGATGTTCGCCCCGCAGGTCGCTACGGCCTGCAGCTGGCTGAACGAGAACGTAACCGAGATCCTGGCCGACAAGCCGTGCGTCGATCGCATCTACGAGCTGTTCGCGCAGTACGGGATCCGGGTCGGCCTTCGCAGTAACCCCGACGCCGGTGACGCCGACTGGGATCCGACCGAGTGGCTTACCGGGCGCATGAAGAAGGCGCGCAAGGAGCGCCTCTCGAGAGACACCGCCTGGTGGGACACGCCCGAGCGTCGCGCAGCTCATGCTCGCGAGGAACAGGAGCACCGCATCAGGTCCGCCCAGCAGCACGCCGCCTGGGAACAGATGCCGCCGATCCGGGTGTGCCTGGTCCAGTGTTCTGACTCGAAGTTGCCGCACCCAGCTCCGGCGCGAGACCTCTACATGGCCAGCCAGCTGTTCCAGCAGGCGCGCGGCTTCGCGGAGCGTCGCTGTCAGGACTGGGTAGTGCTCTCCGCCCTACACGGGATGGTCACGCCGGACCAGGTGATCGCGCCCTACAACCTCGAGCTCAAGAAGCTCTCCAAGGAGGAACGCGCTCGCTGGGGCCACCGGGTCAGCTATGCGCTCCGGCAGCGCTTCGGCCCGCGCGCGACATACGTCGGTCTGGCCAGCGCGCTCTACCTCGAGCAGCTCGACCCCGACATCCAAGCCGTGCTCGAGAAGCCGCTCACAGGCATGGGAATCGGCACGCACAAAGGCTGGCTAAAGCGGAACCCGCGGAGGAACTCGTGATCCGCACCCGGCGGAACGCTGACGACCGAGCGCGTCGTGCCCAGCGCGATCTCGCGCTCGATCCGCACAGCGTCGAGGCGCGCGTCCGCTCGCTCCAGGAGCTCCTTCGGCAGGGCCTCGTGTCAGCCACGATCCTGAGGAAGTGCGCCAAGATCGACTGGGCGCCGGCCGTGGCTCTGTTCCCCAAGGAGGCGCACAAGGGCAGCAACCTGCGTCAGAGCCCGCGCTGGATCCTCGATCACCCCTGGTGGAGGAACGCCAACCAGAAGGTCCAGGTGTGGTGGGCGGCCGCGCAGGTAGCCCTGCCGTGGATCACGTCGGAGTGGGTCAAGAACGACCTGACGTTGGGCTACCAGCAGGAGTTGGGCTCCAGCCTCTCATCGCAGGACGTCTACGACATGCTCGTGGCCGGCCTGCAGGCCTCGGCGATGTACGCCGAGAGGCAGCTCACGCGGAGCAAAATCATCCCTCTGGCTGACCAGATCGGAGCTTGGCAGGAGATGACCCAAGTCTGGGAAGTTGGAGACGCGCTAGCGAACGCGATTGACATCGTGGACATGATCATCTTCTCGGCGGTTTACGGACCACAGACAGGCAGTCTCGACAGCTTTCGCGAAGTGACATTCATCGACCGCGCGGTGTGGCGCCTGTTCGACTGGCACTGGGCCGACGAGCGCTTCGAGCTTCGTGAGCGCGTCGAGCGAGTCAACGGCCTGCGCGACCAGCTGTGTGAGGCGATGGTTCGGTTCGACGTCGAATCGAGACAGAAGAAGTTGAGCGGTGGTCGGTGAGAAAGCTGAGTCACAGGAACCCGCGCTCGAGTGATCAGCGCTACCGAGAGCTGCTTCGCGCTGGAGCTTCAGGAGACGTGGAGGCCGCCCTCCAGGCGATCGTCGAAGCGGTGCGGCACGGCATGTATCTGTCGCCGACAACCGAACGCGACTGGCACAGCGTGGCCCAGCAGAACGGATTCAGGGTCGCGCAGTTGCGCTTGCTGGCCTGGGCCGGCTGGAAGCCGGCGCTAGGGCTCTTGAAGTCTCTGCCTACTGACATGGACTTCATGGTGATGGGACGCACGGGACGACAACGAGAACGGCCGCCAGCAAGTAAGCGTATAGACGACCCACAACCACCGTATCCCTACTACACCCACAAAAAGGACGACCCAGACGCCGTCAAGGCCTACGAGGACTGGGGTCGCCGTCACGCGTTCGCGTGGCGCGACAAGATTCCGCTCGACGCCTTCAAGAAGATCGGGCCCAAGATCGCCGAGGAGGTCGGCGCGCGGGTAATGCGCGCGGTTGCTTGGGCTGTGCTCGGGCTCACGCGAGACACGATGAAGAGTCTCTATGGCTTCGATCCTGTTGAGATCGTGCGCGTGCCATACAAGGACAATCCGGAAGGATCCGAGGCGCTGCGGCGCGCGTCTTATCCACCAGAGCACAACTGGACTACTTCGAGCACGTATGCCAACGACATGGCCCGGATGGCTCGCGGTTGGCATGAGGCATACTTCTGGCAGGTGATCCCACACCAAGAACACCGTCAGTGCCACGAAGCCGCAAACATCCTCGAGTGGGTCCTGGACGGCCTGGCAGCTGAACAGATGCATCTACTTGGGATCAAGTCTGCGCGCCCGCCGATCACGGTCGTGCGACCAATCGCCAAGCAGATCAAGGACGTGGCAAGCAAGGCTGCCGCGATCGCGATCGCACAAGAACTGGCAGGCGTTCCTGACGAGCTCGAACAGTACCGCAGCCGATGACCAAACAGAGAGACGTTCGTCCGGAGCTGCTCGAGCTCGAGCGGCACGTATCTTCGCGTTGGCCCGAACAGGTCCTGCTCGCAAGGCGCGGCCTGTGGGTGGTTCACATCTACCCCCAGCAGTGGCTGGCCCTGATCGAGTCCGGCTCCCAGAACGCCGCCTCCAAAAAGAAGGCCTGGGAGCGCTGGAAGCGCCGCGTGCGCGATCTGGGTCTCGAGGCCAAGCCGCACGAGAGCCTCCAGCCCCCCGTGTTCGCGTTCTTGGTCGAGGCGCTGGGTCAGCCAGCTCAACACGAAGATATCGAGACCAGGTTCGAGAGGGTCGCCGACCGGTCCTACAAGCCCAAGGGAATCTCCAGACGCAAGGCTGGCCTGGCTGGCATGTCCGGCCACCCGATCCCAGCCTTCCAGGCGGCCATCAGACTCGAGGAGATCCGCGACTACCTGGGCCTGACCCAAGCGCGCATGGCCGAGCTCCTGGGGCTGACCACCAACGCCTACGCCAAGATGATCTGCAACGGCCGGCTTGGACGAAACAAGACCGCCGACTCTGATCTACTGGAGCGCGCCGAGGAGCTCCTCGACGAGGTGGTGATCCAGCCCAAGTGGTCATCGACGCGCCTTCAGCGCATCACCCCCGAGATCCTTCACGCGGCTCTCGTGGCGTGCGACTGGAAGGTCCAACCAGCCACGGCTCTACTTGGCTACAAGAGCGACGATCCGATCAAGAAGCTGGCCATCGAGTACGGATTCGGTCCCATGCTGCGGAAGAAGTCACACGTGGCCTCTCGGATCTCCAAGGACGAGATCCGCGCAGCCATGCGAGACGCCTCCTGGAGCATCACCAGGTGCGCCAAGCGCATGGGTATCTCGGCCAGCACGCTCCGGCGCGCGATCGTAGCTCACGGGATGCAGGCCGAGCTCAAGCCGCACATGCGCTACTACAGCGGAAAGAAGCGCAGCTCGAGCTGGCTCGACGGCTAGAGACCAAAACAGCTAGTATGCCCAGGCATGCACCACCTGAAAAACGGCCTCCACGTGGAGCGCATCGAGACCCCCGAGGGTCCGAAGATCAGGTTCGTGCTCAAGGCGCTGTTCGAGACGGGCACGGTCTTGTGCGAGATCTCGCTCAGAGAGTGGGCCACGGCCGTCGCCAATACCGCAGCTCGCGGCGAGTCGTTGACCTACCAGACGATCCTCGACGCGCTCACCGAGCCGCTCCTTCCCAAGTGGCGACCAGGCGACGCAGGAGCGTGAACATGGCCAGACGACATCCCAAGAAGAACCCCCAGCTCCTGGCCGTGGTCGGCGCGGCCGGCCTGCTGGGGATTCCGAACCCGCCCCGCAAGCACCATCCGGCCTCCATGTGGCCGACACTTCGAGAGTCGATTGGCGCCCTGCACGCCAAGTGGAGCGGAGTTCCTGGCGCAGAGCCACAGCTCTCGCAGGCCCAGATGGAGAGCCTGATGCAGCACTTGGCGAGCTGCCGGTCCTGCGCCAAGAAGGCGGTCGCCAGCGGCATCCCTGAATACTCGATCCAGGCCTACCAGCGTCCCGCCTGGAAGACGAACCCATCCAGCGCTCGAGCTTGCGACCCCTGCAGGACCGGCAACCACGCGGCCTGTCACTCGGACATGGCCCCCGGGGCGTGCGGTTGTTGGTGCTGCGCGACCGGCACCCAGCGCTACGAGGGATCGGCGCCGGTGGTGCCCAGGAAGCAGCGCGTGTGGCTGCAGGGGAAGCGGAACCCGCTCAAGACCTGCGATCCGCACGCACGGCCCATCCAGCCGTCGGTCGCGCAGAAACTCCTGGGCAAGAAGGTGCGCGTCCACTTGAACCTCCACAACGGCTGCTACGTGATCAGCCTCCAGGGGAAGGTTGTCGGCTACACGCGCGCGCTGGGGCTCGCGAACGTGAGGAGCAAGGTCAGCAAGGCCGGACACCGTCGCTGTCGGGACGAGATGACCCGTAACGTCCACGCCCACCTCGAGGGCCATCTGATCGACGTGGGTGATCACCTGCTGAGCGAGTCACCTCCGCCGGGGTCTCGCGCGATCACCTACAACTGCCTCACCCATCCGCCGTGCTTCTTCTACCGCGACAGCGGCGAGTGCTTCGAAAGCGCGGCCGTGGCGTTCTTCGGTCCACGCGGGGTGGTCGTGGGCGGCGGTCGTGCGGAATCCAGGAGCAAGCGCCGAAACGCCCCCACGAAGCCCTCGAAGCGCAACCTGGGCCCCATGCCCAAGGTGGTCGGCGAGGTCGACATCTCCGAGTTCGAGCGCATGTTCCCAGGTAGCGAGCTCCGCCAGGGCCAGGACCGCTACGGCCTCTGGCACGGCGAGGAGGCCGACGCCGGGATTGTGATCCGCCAGGACGACGGAAAGCCGGGCACGACCCGGAAGCTAGTCGTAGGCCTGGGCGCGACGCCCAAGACCACCTACCAGGTCCCATGGGACGGCACGACCAAGGAGGACCACGTGTGGGAGCACGAGCACCCACCCGGCAAGGAGCCACTCTTGGTTCTCGACCCGACCACCAACGTCGTCAGCCAGCTGCCTCGGAATCCCCGAGCGCGGATCGACGACTTCTTCCGCGATCCGGGGCACGACTGATGAACCGCCGCAACGCCGAAAGCTCCGACGCTCGAAGACGGCGCGCTTCACGCGGCCGCCGTCAGACCGGTTCGCGCGAGGACGCGGAGCGCGAGTACCTCGAGCTACTGAGGCAAGGCAGGCCTCCGGACTTCACAGAGCGCGCACGGCAGGTCATCGAGGAAGGCTGGAACGGCCAAGACTGGCGCTCAGCAAACTGGCAAGAAAACAGTGGAGATATCCCATCTGAGAGATTCCTGGTAATCACCAGCGCAGTCGACTACGACGCCGAACACTGGTTCAACGGCGCGAACACCCTCGCTGAAGCAGCGCACTTCTTGATTGACGCTCTTCACTCCGAGTACCCTGACATGGTGAGTTACGTCATCGACCTGATGTTCATGGAAGAGGTGCCGGCCCGCTACCGCGCCGAGGTCGGCGGGATCCTGTCTCCGTGAGACATCGAAACGCCAGCTCGGATGACCGTGCGCGCCGAGCTGAGCGCTACGCTCGAGGAGGGGACCGCGCCCAGTTCGAGGTGCATTACCAGGAACTTCTCCGGCAGGGTCGGGCGCCGTACTACAACGCCCAGGTGGCCGAGCTCCTGAACTCGGAGTTCAATCTGCCGTTCGTGCCGGAGTGGATCCGAGATCTAGACCTGTCTGAGTTCATTCAGGCCGAGGTGGTTGGGCCAGGAGAGCTGGGCGGCGTATGGTTCCGCTACCTGGTGGTCGTGTGCGGCGTAGTCCACAGCTCGGCTGATGCGTGGCTGACCAGCGGCAAGACGCTCAAGGAAGCCGCAGAGCAGTGCCTGATCCAGCTGCGCGGCGACATCGATCTTCCTTGGCAACCGGTCCTGGTGATCGACCTGGCGTTCATGGAGCCAGTCCCGTTCGACATCGGGATCAGCGTAGGAGGCGAACAGGCCTGGCAGAGCGAATGGGATCGCTGACCACGATCCCCCTTGCCAACTCGCCACCTGAAAGGCTAGCCTAATCCTTCGTCGATAGCCCTTGCGCCCGCAGGCCAGTCATCCGGCCCCACGCGCTCCGAGGCTCAGCTAGATCCGGCCGTCTCCTAGACCGCCTGTGATCGCGAGCTCGGAGACGCAACATGATCGAGTGGTGGGCGCTCGCGAACCCCCCGCGCCGGAGTCGGCGCCGTCGTCGCCGCTCGAATCCGCTCCCCGCAGGCTGGGGCGGAACCAAGAAGCCCAAGAAGGCCAAGAAGCGCTCCGGCAAGTCGGCCGCCAAGGCCCGCGCTGCTCAGCAGCAGCGCGACCGCGAGTCGCGCGCCAAGAACCTGCTCTCGGCCTGGAATCGCGCTTCGAAGAAGAAGAAGCGCAAGAAGAGCAAGGCGACCAAGAAGTCCAAGAAGAAGTCGGCGCGTAAGGTCGCGCCGAAGCGCAAGAAGAAGGCCGCGCGTTCGCGCCGCGGCGCTCAAGGAGGGCCCGTGGCCAAGAAGAAGCGGAAGAAGTCCGGCAAGAGGAAGAGCTCCAAGCGCTCGGCCGCCGCCCGCAAGGGCGCGCGTACCAAGGCGCGCAACAAGGCTAAGCGGAAGGCCGCCGCCAAGAAGGCCGCCCGCAGCCGCGGGAAGAGCGGCGGGGGAGTGCGCAAGGCCGCGCGTCGTCGCGGCCGGAAGCGCCCGGCTCGCGCCAAGGTCCGGAAGACCCGAGGCGGGAAGGGCCGCATCGTCTACGCCAAGGGCAAGCGCCTGCGCTGGCGCCGCACCGGCCGCCACTCAGGTCGTCTCGTGATCCGCGGAAATCCGGGCGGGTCAGGCGGGATCCAGGGGAACCTCAAGGCCCTCCTCAAGCCCGAGCTGTACATCGACGCGGCCCAGGTCGCGCTCGGGCTCGGTGGAGCGCTGGCGCTCCCGGCGCTCCTCGCCCAGAAGATGGGCAAGCCGATGCTCAACCGCGGCCTCGTGGGCGTGGCGGCGACCGCCGTCTCGTCCGCGGTTCTCGCGGCGGCCGCGGCCGCGGCCGGACAGCGCGCGCTCTCCGGTCGCCTGTTCGCCGGTGGCGTGCTCGCGGCGGTTGTCAAGCTCGCCGTGCAGGTCATCCCGCCGTCGCTCCTCCAGAAGATCCTCCCGCTCAACGAGCTCAACCGCGGCGCGATCGCTGCGGCTCCGGCCGCGAGCGGTGCGGTCAACGGGATGGGCTACTACGGGAGCGGCGTGGGCAACCTCGTGCCCTACTCCGCGATCAACGGCATGGCCGACCTGCTCACGCCCGAGCAGATGATCGCAGGCGAGGCGTTCTACGGGCGCATGAACGGCATGGGTCGCACCGGCGACTACCTGCAGCTGGGCATGGGGGACTACCTCCAGTTCGGCCAGGCGGCCAACGTGCCCCAGTTCACGTCCGTGCTCGACAGCTTCAACCCCGGGGGTGAGGCCTTCTAGCTCGAGAGGGCCGGCCCGAGTGCGTTCCGGCCCGCATCCAACCAGCGCTGATCTCGGTCAGAGCTGGGTGGTCTCCAGAGCCTCCCCCGAGGACACGGATGGTCCGGGTCCTCGGGGGGCAAAGGCTCCGGCGACATGACAGCGCGAGAGGGATCTGGCAGCGAGGCGCTCCGCCCCTGACCGGAACAGCGACCCGGCGCAATCCACAGTGGCTCACCCGATGAGGGAAGCCCAAGGAAAGAACAGCATGGGTCCTCAAGGCATGCCGGTCGTCGCGCTGCCCACTCCCGGAGTGGTCGGCGGGCGTCCTCGCAAGCAGCCTCTCGTCGACACCGAGGTGATCGGTGGGACGGCGGCTGTCCCGGCGGAGATCAACATCTACGCCAACTTCAGCCAGTTCCGCATCGCGCCCATCGTCAACACGAACATCACCCAGACGAAGCAGTACGGGCGCGATACGAACCTGAAGAGCTCCGGCGGCGGCACCTTGCCGCAGTCGTCGTTCTTCTACTGGTACAAGAGCCGGATCGTCCTCAAGACGTACCTCACCGCGCTCAACACCAGCGGGAACTGCGTCGCGTACGAGGAGATCCAGCGCCTCAGGTTCCTGGGCGCCTGGTTCTTCAACTTCCAGCAGACCGAGCTGGTCGTGATGCCGCTCGACGAGCTCCCCTCGGGCGTCGGCTCGGCCGCCGGCTCGACCAGCTCGATCAACAACATCAACGCCCCGAGCCTCACCTGGGGCCCGTGGGACGGTCGTGACATGACCGTCTCGGGTCGCCCGGTTGGCATCGAGGCGCTGCAGCAGTTCAACGTGAACATCAAGTGGCCGCAGACCACCGGCTTCACGCCGACCCTCGACTACTTCATCTCGTCGCGTCTCGACGGCCTGCTGCTCCTGGGCATCAGCTAGTCGACCTACCCGACCGCGTAGTTCCGCTCGTTCCTCTCAGCGGCCCTGGATCACTCCAGGGCCGCTGGTCTGTACGCGCTTCCCCGCCCGCGCTCGACCTGCTAGGCTGTTCCGTAGCCCGAAGCGCCCCAAGGCTTACCAGCCCACACGCGCTTCCTCGAGGCCTCACCCGCAGCCGGAGCTCCACAGGACCTCTCGCTCGAGCGCGGAGAGGTCTTCCCGTGCAGGCTCAGCTCCACGTCGGCGAAAACGCCTGGAACCCCTACGCGAACGTGCCCTTGCTTATGCGCGGGCCCGATCCGCGCACCGGCAAACAGAAGACCTACGTCAACCGCGGCAAGTACTCGCAGAAGTTCTGCGAGTTCACCACGCAGACCTACCCGATCACGGTGCCCGCCAACGCGCGGAACCGGACCTCGATCGTGCCTCAGGCAGACCAGGGCGGCGCGGGCGACGTCGAGTTCTACCAGTGGTGGTCGGCCTCGACCGGGCAGTACGCGGTGATGCTCACGAACCTGGCCATGGGCGGGATCAAGCTCATGAACCAGCCGGTCGAGAGCTCGCTGATCTTCGGCAACGGCCCCCAGCTCCCCGGAAAGCTCCTCCAGCCGGTGTTCGTGGCCGCGACCGACGCGCTCGACGTCGAGCTCACCGACCTCTCGGGCCTCTCGAACGACGTGCGCCTGGTCGCGCATGGCTGCCAGATCGTCGACCCCATGAACACCCTGGGCGTCACCCAGCAGCAGGTTCGGGCCGCGATGTACAACCCGAACGTCGTCCCCTACTGGCTCACGTTCGACTCGGGCTCGCAGGTGACCGTGGCCGGTAGCGCCTCGGGCACCGAGTTCACGATGACCATCCCCTCGAACGGCGACTTCAACAGCTGGTCGCTCGTGGGCCGAACCACCGCGCCCACCGCTCTCACGGTCGAGATCTTCGAGGGAAACCGCCGCAGGTTGATGAACGGCCCGATCCGCTTCGACCAGTGCATGTCGACCACCGGCCAGACGGCCTCGCTGAACGCGGCCTCGATCCCGTTCGTGTGGAACTTCTCGCACACGTTCGAGCGAAAGACCCAGCTCGTGTTCCGCTTCACCGACACCAGCGCCTCGCCCCAGGTGATCTCCTGCGCGCTATGGGGACAGATCGTCTACTACGATCAGAGCCCGCCCTCGCTCACTGCGATCAACAGCCTGCGCGGAGTAGCACAGGCCATGGCGCCGGCTTACGCGGCGCCGTCCGGCCAGATGGTCGGCATGCGCGGCCTCCGGGGCCGGCGGTAAGAGGCCACCGTGCTCAACCACCGCGTCTCGCCGCCAGTGCCGTTCCACCTGCTTCCGCCCCACATCCAGGCGGCGATCGCGGCTCGCGCTCAGCGCGTGAACGGTCCGTCCGGTCCTCCCGGCGGAGGCACAGCTCCGGGAGGTATGGCTGGCCTGGGGAACTTCGGCATCGCTGGCTCGCCTGAGCCATGGTCCCTGCCTCCCTACGCTCAGCGCCTTCCGCTGGTCGCTCGAGCCGGCCAGCTGGGACAGGCCGGCGCGGCCCCGGAGCTCCTTCCGGCCGGCCCGGACGCGGCCAACCTCCAGGCCGCCGATCCGGTTGGCCCCGCGAACCCTTGGGCCGGGACGCCGCTCGAGGACCTGCCGCTCCTTGAGGCGCTGAAGCTCGCGTCGCGTCAACTGGTGTGGATCCAGCACCCGTCGCCGATCGACAGCAAGCCGCTCCTGGGCACGCGCGAGCAGTACACCGAGACGGCCGTGATCGCCCCGCCCACCGACATCGCTTCCGCTGGCGCGACCGCTGGAGCTCAGGCCTTGGCCGATGGCTACAGCTCGAGCTCGGGAGAGGTGACCGCGGTTCTCACGCCAGCCAACGCCGCCGACTTCGAGACGATATTCCAGTTCACTGTCCCTCCGGGGCGCGCGTTCCTGGTGTGGTCGGTGGCCGGCGAGTGCCACGACTACCTGGGCATGGCGAACGTGATCAAGTTCCGGGTCCGGGTGGGCACGACCCTGATCGTCCCCGAGACGCAGCTGGGCTTGATCGGCGCGCCCTCGAACCAGCTCGTCGTGCAGGAGATGGCCTACGAGAACCAGACGGTGTTCTTCGAGGGCCGAAACCTCGACGGCGAGTCCGGCACGCTCGTGACCGCTTACCTCCTGGGCTGGAGCTTCCCACTCAAGGGCACCGGCCTCGACTGGGGCGACCTCTCGAGCAGCGGCAGCTCGACCTGGGGCGAGCGCGAGGGACCCGAGGCCATGGACCCCGGCGAGCCGGTTCGGATCCCGCTCTCGCAGGCTGCGCCAGGGAACCCACGCTACGGCGGCCTCCCGGTGTGGACTCACCCGCTCAACGGCGAGGCCGTATGGGCGCCGGTCCAAGGCATCCCTGGCCTCTCCGACCCGCGTTGGGCGGGTTACCGCATGACCTGGACCGGGACCATGTTCGTGGTCGATCAGCACAGCCAGCCGCTGCCTGGGTTCGACCTGGCCACGATGACGATCTACGGGTAGCTCATGAGCGTCTCGATCGGACACTTCTGGCTGCGAGTCAAGGACGTGAGCGCCTCCGAGCGCTTCTACGTACTCCTGGGGCTCGAGCTGGTCGAGCGCCTGCGAAATGTGACGGTGCTCGGGGCACGCGGCCACTCGCATGTGTGCCTCCAGAAGAGCCTGACCACCCAGCCGCGTCGGCTTCCGATCGACTTCATGGTCGACAACCTGGAGGAGACGCTGTCCGTATTCAAGCAGGCCGGGTTTGCTCCTTCACAGATCGAGCGCGACCGCGAGTCCGACCACCGCTCGTTCGTGGTCAAGGACCCCGACGGACACGAGGTCGAGGTGATCTCCAGCCATATCCCGATCCCACAGGCAGTGGAGTAGCCCATGCCCATTCAGATCATGGAGGGGCCAAGCCTCTCGGTGGTGTTGGCTGGCGACGGCGCGGCCAACACACCTCCATCTCTGCGCTGGCGAGTGGTGGGGTGCGCGCGCCTGGTCGGACTCCTCGAGGTCACGGCTCCAGAGCTCACTCCGGCGCTGGTGATCTCGGACAAGGACTACACGCAAACCGAGATCATCGAGCTCCAGCAGGACGACGAAGGGAACTACGTCATCGGGGCCGAGCTCACGATGCCATACGTGGAGCTCTTCCCCGGCGGAGTCACGCTGGTCAAAGGCACGCCAGATCCCGGCGACTACACCGACATGTCCTTCACCGCGCAGATCCTGCCTGGATCTGGCGCAGGGTCAGGAGGCGGAGGTGGCGGAGGTGGCGGTGGCGTCGCCTACGAGGTCGAGAACGACTTCTCGGGCGCGATCGCGCAGAACGCACAGACCGTAGCCGAGCTGGCCCTCCAGGCCCGCAAGGTCACGATCGAGCTCATCTCGCTCACGGCTTCCGACCTGCTCGACTACGAAGTTCTGATCTACGACGCAGCTGGCGGATCAGCCAGCGACTTCGTGGGCAAGGTGAGTATGTCTTCTGCGAACGCTGTGCTAGTCGTGGGCGACTCGCTCTACATGTACGAGGCCACATGCTCGATCTCGTACATCGCGCCCCCGCTGGGAGATCAGAGCCTGTGGGTCGGGCTCTCGCCCAGGAGCGGAGGGAAGAACGCCAAGACCTGCCTCACCAAGGTCACCTACCGGACAGGGGCCTAAGCCATGGCCGCACTCACCCAAGCTGTCGAGGCCTACGCGCGCGGCTGCCAGAACGGATCGAACTCGGTCACCACGACTCCGTACCGCACCGGACTCACAACCGCCGACTCGTTCAACCTCACCTCGCCTCTCTCGGGCGGAGCGTTGCTCAAGAAGGTCGGCGGGCGAACCACCGCCTACGTGGCCGGGTCGTTTTCGGCGGCCAGCGCCACGGTGGTCCTGGTCGTCGTGTTCTACGGCCAGTCCGGGAGCTCCACGGGCGCGATGATCGGTCACGCCAAGATCACGCTCACGGCCGACGCGAATCTCTTGCGCGACGGCACGCGCTTCGACGCGCCGCCAATCCCGGTGGATTGCCTCTCGGAGAACTACGAGGTCCGCGTGTACAGCGCACCCAGCTCGGGCAACGTGCAGCTGTTCACCTGGGTCGAGTAACGCAAAAAACAGCGCAGGTCAGCGCGAGGAGTAGTCAGCCATGGGTGTCGGCAAGATCCTCGCAGTGATGGGCGGCGCCAATATCGCCCCTGTGTTGGGCGGACCGCTCACGCTGGGCGACGGCACGGTCTCGAAGGGCCTCAAGCTGGGCCAGGCCGCGGCGGACCCGCTCCATATCAAGGGCTCTGCCGACCCTAACGGGAGCGTGACCGCCCCAGCTGGCTCGCTCTACCAGCGAACCAACGGCAGCGCGTACATCAACACCAACAGCGCGACCACGTGGGCTCAGGTCCAGGCCGGGGCGGTGGCCACATGGGCGGCCACGCTGGCTTCAGGAAACGTGACCGGGGGCACCTCGCCAGTCCTCTCGAGCGGCGACACGTTCCGGGGGGTGGACGCAGCGACCGGGACGCCCATGGCGATCCGGGGCGGAAACTCGAGCGGGGCTGCCACGGCGGGCGGCGCGGTCACCGTCACCGGCGGCAACTCGACCACCTCGGGGGCCGGGGGCGCGGTCACGATCAGAGGCGGCACGCCGACCTCTGGGATAGGCGGAGCGATCACGCTGTCTATCCCAACCTCCACTTCTGGTGCTGGCGGCGCGGTCTCGATCTCTGCTGGCGACGCTGACGGGTCCAATGCCGGAGGAGCGGTCACGATCGAGGGCGGCGCGCGCGGGAACGTCGGAAACGCGGACGGCGGGCGACTCACGCTCGCTGGCGGCGTGTCTGGTACTGGAGGTGACGCAACCCTTGCCGGAGGCGCTCAGGGCCCAGGCGGTTCGGGCTCGACCAACGGAGGCGCCGTAATCGTCACAGGAGGGACGCCCAGTACCACCGGAAGCGGCGGAAACGCGACGCTGCAGGGCTCTGCTGGCGGCTCCTCCGGCAACCGCAACGGCGGCAACGTCACGGTCACGGCCGGCAACGCCGGTACGGGTGGCACGGGGGCCGCCGGCACGGTCACGATCACCGCGGGCCAGGGCGGGACGACCTCGGTCGGCGGAACGGCCTCGCTCGTGGCTGGCCAAGGCGGCTCTGGCAACTCGGCTGGCGGTGCGGCCTCGGTGACCGGCGGGCAAGGTGGCGCGACCGGCGGCAACGGGGGAAACGTCACGATCTCTGGCGGCCTGGGCGTGGCTACCGGGGCGCCGGGCGGGAACGTCACTATCCAGGGCGGGGCAGGAACGGACGGCCCTGGCTCTCAGCTGACCCTCCAAGGCCGCCCTGGCGTGGGCACAAACCGCGCGGGTGGTGCGGTCACCGTGTCCGCGGGTGCCTCGACTGGGAATGCGACCGGCGGCAGCGTCAACATTACCGCGGGCGCAGGCGGCGCGACCGGAACCGCGGGAACTGCCTCGCTCACGGCCGGAGCAGGCGGCACGGGTGCGGCGACCGGCGGCCCGATCACGATCACCTCAGGGGCAGGCGGGGGGACCTCTGGCGCGTCCGGGACGGTGACGCTCGCCTCGGGAACGACCACCTCGGGCAACTCGGGCGCGATCACGGTCCAGCCTGGCGCGCCAACCGCAGGTAACGGTGGAGCGATCAACGTCACCGGGGCCGCGGGCAACGGCTCCAACAACGTCGGCAGCACGATCACGATCCTGGCCGGGGCTTCGGTGGGCACCGGGACGGGCGGCGCGGTAGCAGCCACGGCCGGAGCGGGCGGCGGGGGAGCGGCCACCGGCGGAGCCGTCACGCTCACCTCCGGCGCGGGCGGCGGCACCTCCGGCAACTCCGGCGCGATCTCGCTGGTCACCGGCACGACCACCTCGGGCAACACGGGCGATATCAACCTCACTTGCGGAGCCCCGACCGGTGGCACGCGCGGGCGGATCGTCCACACCGGGAACGTGATCCCCGCGGCCGACAACACCTACTCGCTGGGGATTGCGGGCACGGCCTGGTCGGACCTGTTCCTCGAGGCCGTGATCGACACGACCGCGGGCGATGCCGCCACGATCGACGCGCCAGCGGGCAGGTTCCGGAAGGACACCAGCGGGACCACGTTCACGTTGACGAACAACCGGATTAGCGCGAGCTCAATCATTCTGCTCACGTTCGTGGACGTGGACGTGACGGCCTTCAATATGGCAGTGGCCGCTGGAGCCGGGAGCGCGGTGATCACGTTCAACGCGGCGCCTACCGCGAATTGCAACGTGAACTTCCTGGTGATCAACGCGTGAGCGAGCGCGACGATCCTATGAAGGTCGGCCACTGGGCCATGGTCGCGATCGCCGTTGTGCTGGGGATCGGCTGGGTCCTGATCTGCAGCATGGTCCTCATGGGCTGCGCCACCAAAGAGGCCTCACAAGAGCGGTGCCCGGCCCCATATCCCTGCAACCATCCGCACAAGCGGATCACCTTCCGCACCGAGTGCCGAGACTGCGACACCTGCCTGATAGAGCTCCAAGAGGTCGTCCACGACCAGCGCGTCAGGTAACATGCCCGCATGAGCAAGAACGGCAAGCCGCTGAAGTTCCCGGACACGAAGCAGCCCGAGCGCCGCCAGGCCAGCTCCGAGCAGTTCCTGGCCACTCGCCTCATCAACGCGCTCTCGGCCAACCAGGCCAAGAACGAGCGCATCTCGCAGCTAGAGCGCGAGCTCGCGCAGGCCGCCGAGAAGATCGCCAACCTCGAGGCGCAGGTCTCGGCCCAACTGAACCGCGGCGAGCAGGACGTGATCGACGAGCTCCGGAAGACCTACAGCCTCCCTATCGAGCCCTACCAGATCACCGCTCCGGACCGCAACGGAGCGCGCTTCTTCCTGAAGCTGGGCGAGGAACTCGCTGTGGCTGCCCCTGCAGTTCCTCCGCTCGAGCCGGATCCGACCAGCGATCCGCCGACCAACCGCATTGACAACCAGGAGAGCTGACCCAAGGGTTTATCTCAGAGGAGGTTGCCGCCTGGTCACCTTGCCGGATACCCTGTAGGTCATGCCCACAACGTCCGATCAGGGACAGGTCCAGGCCGTTGCCAACGGCGCGCAAAACGCCGGGGTCGTGACCAAACTACTCACCGCAGCTGGTGCCGTCTCGGGGTCAGCTTCGGCGGTCGGGATCCTGGGCGGGGGACGCGAGTGGGCCGCGCTAGCCCGAGATCTCGGGCTCAAGACGACAGCCGTGATTTTCGGAATGCTCGCAGTCACGATGTTTTTGCGTTGGTGCGCGACCCACCTGGTCGTGCCGCTTGTCACCACGCACGTGCGCTACGTGAACAAGTCAGAACAGCAGGGCGAACGCCTGACCCTGGCCAACGAGCGGCAAGCTGGTTCGATCGAGCGCCTCGAGACCACCGTCACAGGCCTGGCGCGCGGACAGAGCGAGATCAAGCAGGAGCTCCTTACGCAGGCGCGCGCGCAGACTGAGCTGCGCGCGGACTTCGTCAACCACACCGCGCGAATCGAGAACGCGGTCGAGCGCCTGATCAGCGGCGCCACACCCAATCCGCCTCCCAAGAAGAACACCTAGGAGACCACCATGCAGCCGTGCCCAGGCGTTCGGTATCCGAACGGACAAGTCCAGCCCTGCGGATCGCAGAACTTCACGCCCGTACAGGGAGAATCGACCACGATCGCTGGGTTCGTCCACGCGATCGCGCTGTGCGAAAACGGCCACCGCGTGGCCGTGCCGGTCCTCGGCCCGCGCTGCAGCAACTGCGGCCATCAGGAGGCGATCCGGGCCGGAGGCGACCAGCATGTCCCTACGGGCGCGCTGAATCCGCTCGCGGTCCAGCGCTTCGAGCAGGGCGGCTCGCAGCGCCAGACGATGCAGAACGCAGCTCGAGCCGCCGGCATCGGCGGCGTGATCTAGCTCACCAGCCGAGCGTATCGTATAGAGGCTCGCGACGCGGGCGACCTATGACCATGCCAGGCTGCGGCAACTGAACGATCCTGACGCGACGACCGTTCACGTACACGTCCCTTCCCAAGAACGTGAGTAGGCGCGACGGCAGCCACGGCCCGTCGGCCGTGCGCCGGAGCTCTGCGTCAAGCGCCGCGAGGTCACTCGGGTCGACCGGCCCGCGCACGTCCTGGAACGCGTCGAGGTGAGCCTGGGCGATCAGCGAGCGCCGGCCGATCGTACGCTGCCAAAGGCGACGGAGACGCGTGTCGCTCACAGCTTCACGTCCGGCTCCCAGAACGGGGGAGAGTTCGCATACTGGATCACTACCGGGGAAACAGAAACTGCCGTGGAAGGCTCAGTCGGATAATGCTTCAAGAACGCCTGCAGGGCCCAGTGCCAGCGGCACCAGTAGATCCATGAGGTCCTGGGAGTCTCGTCGGCTTGCAGAGCCCGGATCTCTTCGGTCGCCCAGTTAAGCTCTGCCGTGCGCCCTTCTGCGCCCTGCAGCAGCTCCAAAGCGGTGCTGTCCCCCAAACGCGCACGACGTTCAAGCTCACGGATCCGAAGGTCGCTCAAGACTAGTAGCTCCTCGTCTGGATCCACGAACGTGGAGCTCGATGGTGGTGCGCTCCGCAGCCTGGGCACTCCATGATCGAGCACTCGGCCGTCGAAGCCGACGGCCACTCGAGCAGGTTCCCGCACGAGCAGGTCAGGCGGCGACATCCGTTGGACGGATGCGTGCAGGTCTCGCCCTTGCAGCCCTTGCCTGGCTTCCAGCTGACAGCAATCACTCGCTTGGGCACGTGAATCATGTTCCACCTTCCTCGATCGCTCTGTAGACGTCCCCGGCGGCCTTCTTGGCCCGCTTCCGGGCCTGGTCGAAGTAGCGCATGGTCGTCGCCGGGTTCGCGTGCTCGGCGAGCGCCTGGCCGCTGACCAGGTCGCCGGCCTCGATTGCAAGAGTGGTCGCGGCGTGACGGTAGGCGTGGGGACGGAAGTGCTTCTTTACCCGCGGATCCGACACGTCGAATCCGGCAGCGGCCGCGAGCGCCTGGCACACGTTCCACACGCTCACGCCGGTCAACCGCTTGCCCGCCTTGGGGCCCTCGAGGCCCATGAACAACGGGCCGGGCTCGCAGCCACGAGCAGTGACCCACGCGTCGAGCGCCGCCAGCTGCTGTGGGACCAGATCGCTCGTGGTGCGCTTCTCGCGCCCCTTGCGCCGAATCAGGATCGCGCTCTGGCCGCGCAGGTAGTGCTCGATGTCCAGCTCGCAGATCTGGAAGCGACGCAGCCCGCGCAGGAGCAGGTGCAGGATCGCCCGGTCGCGGATCCCCCGTTTCCCGGGCAGCTGGTCGGCCGCGGCGAGGATCCGCGCGAGCTCGGCCGCGTCCGGGCCGGCGAGGTCCTCGGGGACGCGCTCCTCGGGGACGCCCGGGACCTTCAGCGTCCACTCCACGAGGCCCAGCGCCTCGGCCACGGTCGCGAGCGAGCGCAGCGCGGAGAGGGAGCGGTTGATCGTGGCCGGCGCGCAGCCCTCGCGCTCGAGGTGCTCGCGCCACTGCATGACGAGGTCGTTCGCGGCGCCGCGGCCGTGACCGAGGAGGCGCGCGGCGAGCGCGTCGAGGGTGGGGAGGCCGGCCCATGTGGCCATGCGGCGCAACTCCCCCGCGTAGGCGGCGCGCGTCGAGGCCTTCTGCTTGGCCAGGAAGGCCTCCACGGCGCGCGGGACGGTCGCGCGGGCGACGGAGAGCGGTGCCGGAGCGACCGGGCGGGCGACGGGGAGCGGCTCCATGGGCTCCAGGGTACGATCGCACGGCCACTTGCGACAAGGGCCATTTAAGTAATTGGGATATAAGGACTTACGTCAAAGCGGCCTAGAAGGCCGCGGAATAGGTAATATGAGCCGTTCTGGAGGTGATGCGGTGGACCAGGTCCTGCGAGCGCTCGAGCGACGCGCAGCTGCCGGCGATCAGGAGGCTGCTGCGGAGCGGCGGCGGCTCCTCTGCAGGATCGGCGAGCACGTGAAGGACACCAGAGGCTGCAGCCTCTGGTGGGGTGACAACGAAAAGAACCAGCAGATCTGCGAGCTGCGCTGTCCGTGTGGTCACGCAGTCGCCAGATGGAGCATCTGTCTCGGTCCGGGGATTCCGCCTACCTGCACGCACGTCTGGGTCGCCTTCGAAAACGAACGACTCTGCCCAGTCTGCGGGCTTCGCGAAGTCGCTCGATCAAATCCGAGATCTCGGCCTCGTCAGCCACGGTCTCATCGATCGCCAGTAACCACTCGCGGGCCTCTCGAAGCGAGGACACTACTTTCTCGTTCTCAAGAAGCACGCGAAGACCAAGTCCTACTTCTAGCCCCACGTGCCGACCGACCGCCGTCTGGAACCACGGCTCATTAACCGCGCACATGCGCCGGATCCAGTTGAGAAGGCTCTGTGGCGGCACGGGCGCCAGACGAACACCGAAGCGTTCAAGTCGCGGCAGGACCTCTTCTCGCAACCAGCGCCTGGTCAACTCGTCCACTCATCCTCCGCTCCATCTTGTACCAGCCACACGCGGTCGCTAACCCCCAGATCTGGGCTAATCGACGAATCCCTTGGAGACTCTCGCGTGCAGGATCACGCGAGCCAGGATCGGCTCTCCGTTCATGGATGGTATCTGTCCCTGCGAACAGATCAGCCTCACATCGAACTGCTGCAGCGCATCCAGGACCACCGGGAACGCGAACACGAACATCGGTGGCGGCTGACACGGGATCTCGATCAGGTCGGCGTGGTCTTCAGCAGCTTCGAGCACGAGCTGCGACAGAAGCATCGAGCTGATCGTGGTCTGCATCACGTTGAACGACACGCCCACCCTACCTACTATCTCGCGCACAAAGTTCCTGGGCAGAGGCCTCATCTGCTGGTCCAGAATCTCGACCGAGATGCCGTAGATGGCAGCTTGCTGGCCCTGCGGAAGATGGCCTCCTCCAGAGCTCATGATGTTCGTGTGGACGCCCCACTGCTTGACCTGAATCCCGTTCACTGGCTCAGAGAACGAATGGAGCGTCACGAACGCTCTGGCCTCGATCATGCTCGAGATGACCACCGTATCGAACAGCGGCTCGCTGCGGGCACGACGAACGACTGATCCAGATGGCAGCTGCGCCCACTCCTCTGGCCAGATCTGATCGCGGTGGTTCTGCACGGCCGCATCCCCGCGCGTCTGGAGGCCTGTGGGCGTTCCAGCCGTGCGAGCACGACCCAACGCGTCGACCGTGGCAGCCTCCGCCTCCACGTTCGCGATCTCACGCTGAACCGGAGACCCCAACACGCGCACCCAGCTGCCGCTTTCGAGGTCGATCAGCGTGCCAGTGCGGTGTGTCTGACCCAACCTGATCAAGTCCAGCGGCGAGGCTACGGCGACCGCCCAGCCGGTCATGCTGTGCGTGCCGCTCTGCTTGGTGAGCTCGTTCTCAAAGCTCGAGGTAAACCTCACCCGCGCCGCTGAAGGGTGCGGGAGCTTCTGGCACGGCCACCAGAGGATCTGACCGCGGCCAGAGCGCACCATGCTCGTCAGGAGCGACGAGCGTTTCTCGGGCGACGGATCCAGACGGGTCAGGTTCTCCTGGCTGCGCAGCTCAGCGTCCACTCACCCTCCGCTCACGAACGCGGCCAGGACCACCCACTCCTTCTGGAGCGAGATCTCGGCGCACTCGACCATCTTGGAATCCAGCCACACGTCGCCGTAGAGCTCTGAGGCTTTGAGGCGGGCGCTCTCCTCGTCCGAGGCGACCACCACCAGGTCGGTCGCTGACCCCTGCGGCTTGGGCCGCGACGATCCGGAGCTCAAGTGGGATCCGGGGGCGGACGAGCTGCATCCAGGGTCGGAGCTGGGGTAGTAGGCCTGATCGGATCACTGCGCCGCCTACGCCTCTTGCGTCCGCTGGAGTCCGACTCCTCCGCGTGCTCGGCGGACGTAAGCACGCCTCGAGGTCCTTGGCGGAAGTAGTCTCCACCCGCTTGCTCGCGGTGTAACACGGCTTCGCCCGCGTGCTCCATGCAGAAAAAGTCCCGGAGAGGAGCGCGCTCGCACCCGGGAATACGACAGGTTGCGGCTGTCACGGTGGCAAACACCTAGCCGGCGGGCTATCCTGTGCCTGGGAGCTCCCCATGACCCGCACGGCCCGAAGGCTCAAGAACCCCGACGAGCGGATGCGCGAGCTCGAGCGGCGCGCGCAGCTAGGAGACCAGGAGGCTCAAGCGCAGCTGGCGCGCATGCTGGAACGGGTGATCGGCCAGCCAGCGATCGTGTTCGACCAGCTGTGGACGCGCTTCGAGGAGGTCGCGGCGCCTCGAGCTCCAGGCTTACCTGCTCGAGCGCAGGGACCCCATGCGCGCCAAGTAGTCGTCCGGCGGGACCTGGGCGAGCGTGACGCCGCAGATCGCGCACTGCTCGAGCATGCCGCCGCCTACCTGGGGGTCAGGCAGGTAGATCAGACGCTTGTGTGCGCAGCGGCCGCGCGGGTTCTTTTTTCGGAACCGCTGGTCGTGCGTGTAAGTGAGCGGATCTTCGAACAGCAGCTGAGGTCCCGATCCACCCTCTGGCTCGAGCACGAAGTCGATCCAGCCTTCGCACGCTTGCTCGAGGAACGTGTCGTTGAGGTAGATCGCGAGCAGCTCCTGTTCAGCAACCGATATCGGTCGTGTCATGTGAGCCTGAACGCTGCGCCAGATCGCTGGCTTCTTGTCTTGGACGTACTGCAGCAGACGCGACCACAAGCGGATGGCCTTGGCGTGGTCATATTCGCCCATGATGATGTCGTGGATCAGGCGACGACGGATCGCCATGCGGAGCGGGTAGAGCTCGCGCTCGTCGCGCTCGATGACGAGCAACATACCCTCGAAGTCGCCCATCGCGACGCCATGTTCTTGTATGAACTCGAACCAGTTCTCGATGTACTCAGCTGGGACTCGCGAGTGCCAGTCGTCGCCGGAGCGAAGGACCTCTTGCTCGAGCCGCAGGCGCTCGTCGGTGTTCCAGCCAGCTGCGCGATCTCGCTCGAGCCGACGCCTGCGCTGATCGTGCGAGTCTGCGTTACGCATTCCGTCCTGCGCTTTCGATCGCGCGCCAGCCATGCGGGTCCATGAATGCGCGCGGCTGAACGAACGCGATGACCTCGTCCCAAGGGGCCACGTAGCCCAGGCGAGCGACCCAAGCCACATCTTCTTCGAAGTGGTTTTGAAAGAGCTCTGGCATAGGCTCGTCCGGGAAGATCTCGTCCAGACGTGGTCCGCCGCTTCGGTCGTGTTGCTTGAGGTACGGCACGGCCACGATCGCGAGATGGGTCCACGGAGCGCGTGACTCGATGTACGTGCCGCGTTGACCGAAGGCGCGCCCCCACACGATCGTGCGCGATCCGTACTTCTTGCCACGCTTGTTGATCGGCTTCCCGTCCACGCGCAGGATCGTGAGGCCTGGAGTGATCACGGCCCATCTCACGGCATCCTTGAGGATCTCGTCCCGCACGTGGTCGAGCGTGACCTCGCCGGTGTTCGGGTAGTAGAGCTTCTTGGCGGTGACGCGCGTTGTGCGCAGGTTCTTGAGTCGGACCTGCTGGTTCGACGACTCGAGCGCGTACTGCAGGTAGGTCAAGAGCGACGGGTGCCGGCGAAACTGTTCGGCGTAGAGCTGCAGCTTGCCCGTGTCGTCTCCCTGGAACTCGCGCTCGAGCCGGCGCTGACCGGAGTCAGGGTTCGAGGCCTTCTTCTGGCGGCCGTGACCGGTGCCGATTGGCAAGATGCGCAGCTCGGTAACCTCGCGTAGCTTGGGGCAGCTTTCGCCACGACCGTAGAGAACTTGACCGCTTGGCGTACGCCAGAGGTAGCTCCAGCCAGAGTAATCCGCGATCGCGACTGTTACGTATTGATAAGGGTTCTGTGGCTGGAGAGCGATGCCACGGACTCCGCCTGATTCCGAAAACCAGTTCCACGACTGATTGAATCTTCCAGGAAGGCTTACTTCTAAATTCGTCATGTAGAAGCGGTCGATCCACACGCGCCGGTCCTTGGTGCGGATCTGGATGTCCGGGCTGCGCAGATCAGGATCGTGCTCGTGAGCCGGATACATGCCGCGCTCGCCGTTCCTGACTTGGCCACTAGACCTGGGCGTCCCCTGGAGCCGCGAGCACGGGGAGCTCTTTGCCTTGGAACCCCTCTCCGTAACGACAACGACCCTTGGGGTAGTGCGGGCCAGCCAGCTCCTTGGGCTCGTAGTGCTGGCAGTCGGTACGGCACTTCATGGCCGTCTCGATCACCTGCGGCTCGCCGGTCATGCGGTTCGGCACGATCGCGCGCATGCTCCGGTGCAGGCAGTAACTGCGCGGCACGGTGACCGAGATCGTGTAGCTGTCGGAGTAGTACTCCTGCTCCTGCTTGGCGTACTCGTCAGCGCTCTGCCGCGCGACCGGTTCGTCCTTGCCCAAGAACAGCTTCCCGCTCATTCGATCACCTCTTCCTCGCGCACGAGGTAGCAGCGATGTCGGCCATCTTGCTGGCCTGGCCAGTTCAGCTCGATGTCCCCAGCCACCGGGAACGCCCCCCACAGCTTCGGCCACTCTGACCGAGCTGTGCGGCGCGCTGCCTCGGGCGTGGCACACACGGCCACCAGCCAGTCGCGATCGTCGTCGCCACCGGCATGATCGCCTGATGCGTAGCCCATGATCACCAGGACCTTCACTACGCACCACCAGGAGGCAACGCATGCCGGCGCGCTGCGTGTCGCAGAACTAGCCGCTCTGTGAGCCTCCACGAGAAGAAGGTCCAGCGCTGGGCGTGGAACACCTCCCACGTGCGCCCGTTGGGCATCTTCAGGATAAACGGGCTCTCTTCGGTGAACCTGGCCCCCTTGTGGGCCTCCGCCAGGAGCTTCTTGGCCACGTACCGCGCGGCCCAACGCTCCGGCAGCACCCACGCCCAGAAGGCATCACGCCCGGTCAGGCCGGAGACCTGGAAGCTGATCGAGTGCGAATCGCTCACGGCGCCGCCCAGTAGGCCTGAAGCGCCCCACGCGGAGACTGCGCGCTCAGCTTCACTCCAGGCAACAGGCCCTGCAGCTCGTTGACCGTGTGCGTGTCCATGTCCACGTTGTCCACGACCAGCCGCGCGCCGGGCCTCATGAGCGGGATCAGCAGCTGACATTCCGCGACGATCGTGTGCGCGTCATGGTCACCGTCCACGAACGCGAACGTGACGTGATTCAGAACGCGCGGCTCGCCTAGCTGCCAGTAACGCGCTCCCATACAGCGGCGCAAGAAGTCCTCTCCCGTGAGCAAGAAGTGCGCGTGGTTCGTGTACGCAGCCAGGTTCGTCTTGGCCGTCCCATAGATCGGATCACCGTAGAGCTGATCCGTGTGGATCCCGGCCGTGTTCCCACCGTTGTATGGCTTGCCCCCGTAGGGGTCGACGGTCACCACCAGGGGCTGACGATCAGCCGGATGCAGGCAACGCATGAGTTCCAGGATCGCCAGCGTGGTCGCGCCCTTGTAGGCTCCGATCTCGAGCGTGAGGCAGTCGAAGCTCCCCCGCTTCTGTTCCTCGAGGTGAGCCAGCGCGCACTGCTCGAGAACCAGGGCCAGCGACTGGGGGATCAGCCCGTCATGGCCAGGCGAGTGGCGCTCGACCAACTGCGCCACCACCTGGGCCACCTGAGCATGCTGCGGGTTCTCTGGGGCGACACGCGCACGATCGAGCAACGCCGCCCTCCAGTCATCCCATGGCCCAGGCGGACAGAACGGCGGCGTAGGCACAGCCACGACCGGTAGGGTCACGAGAGGATCTCCAGCCACGTCTTCCGCTGCGACTCCCACGAGAAGCGCCGAAGCGCTTCCTGAGCGAGCTCCTGACGGGTGGCGAGCGGCTCGCTCACGCTTCGCTCCAACGCGGCCAGCCACTGGGCGGACGCGAACGAGCCCCACTCGCCAGTGCCGTCGTTCACGTCTAGCGCCTGATTCCATTCGGAAGGCAACGCGTCGTAGCGCCCGGTCTCGTGCTCCAGTGCTCCCAGGCCGGCCACCACCGGGATCGCCCCGCCAGCCGCCGCTTTGACGGCCGCCAGACAGCCCGTCTCGAAGAAGTCGTGGACCGGGTAGGCCAGCGCGCCAGCCCGCTGGCATTCGATCGCCACCTGGTAATGGTTCACGAGCCCGAGCTCGCGCACACCCTTCTGGAAGCGCAGCTCCTCGTAGCGGCGCCGGCTGGTCAGGTAACGCTGGTTCCAGGCCTGATCGGTTCCAGCTCCCAGCTTGGCCGCGCCCTTCCAGCCGTAGAGGACCGACAGCGTGGCCTCCGGAATGCGCTCGAGGACCTGCGGCCAGAGCTCGAGCAAGCGAACCAGGCCACGGTCCGGCGAGCTGGCGTAGAGGAAGTGGGTGGGGACCTTGAGCCCATTCCAGCCGTTGTCGATGCCTGGCTGGAAGTGGCCGATGTCGGCCCAGTTGTAGGCGACCTTGATCCGATCCTCGAAGCCCTGCAGCTTGTGGAACGCGATCGTGTGCTTCTTGTGCCACTCGGACACGACCACGATCGTGCCGTAGCGGGCCGCGGTCGTCTGGTTGAGACTGTGGTAGTGCGTGTCCTGGAGCCACAGCACCAGCCGCTCGGGCGGAAGCTCATAGCCCAGCTGCTGATCGAGCGTGAACACGTAGTCCGGGACGCGCGAGATCACCACCTTGGCCGAAGGCGAGAAGTGCGACAGCTCACGCGCGCCCTCGCGCCGCCAGTAGCCCACCCCGTTGTAGACCTCTTCCTCGGGCACTGGACCGAACACATCGCAGCGCCGGCCCTCCTGTGCGAGTTTCTCGGCCATGCGCACGATCATCTCTTCGCTGGCCCCGATCCCCTCGCGGTCGACCTTGGAGCCGTTCCACTTCCACAGCGCTCCGGGAGCGATCAAGACCACCGAGCGATCGCGCCGGAGACTGCGCCGCTTCAGGCGCGCTACCAGCGCCTGATACCAGTTGGGCTCGTTGTGGGCGCGCCCGATGTGAACCAGCTGCGAGACCTCGAGCTCTGCGTCGCGCGCGTCATGCACGAACTCCCGAGGCGAGTAGGCACGGAGATGGCCACGATCGTCGCGCGGGGTGCCGAACCAAGTCGTGGCCGGCTGGACGCCCATGTCGAAGCTCCCCCAGGGGGTCGTGAGGAGCATCTCCCCACCAGGAGCCAGGTAGCGCGAGACCTCGTTCATCCAATCGGCCGGATCGGCCACGTGCTCCACGATCTCGCCGACCACGATCACGTCGTAGCCCAAGACGCTGCTTGGCAGCGTCCCACGCTCGAGGGAGACCTCCGGCTGCTTGTAGTGTTCGAGGTGCCCCTTGAAGTGCTCGAGCGCGGACGGGTTCACGTCCACGCCGTGGTAGTTGATGTAGTTCGAGACCCCGTGAGCAACCGCCTCAAGCAAGATCGGCATCCCGATCTGCCCGTCGCAGCAGCCCAGGTCGAGCACGCGCAGAACCGGAGCGAGCGGATCCTTCTGCCGCTCCTGTGCGAGCTGCAGCACCCGGTCCACGATCCACTTCACGCGCGGCTGCGCGTGCTCGTAGGTGAGGACCTCATGAGGCATCTGGACGTAGCCGGTGACCTTGTCGTCGTGCGCGTAGAACTGCGCGTAGGCCTGTGGGTCGGTCTTGTGGCGCAGGATCGGGATCGCCCACTGCTCCATCGCCAAACGAAGCGGGTGATCTTCCGAGCCCCAGGTAAACGCGTGGATCAGCCCAAGCGCCTTCTCGGGCTCGTCGTTCTTCCGCAGAAGCTCCCAGGCCGAGTAGATGGTCATGGCGTGCGACTGGTGTTGGCACTCGTTCTCGGCCATGAGCCACAGTCGCTCGGCCTCGATCTTGTCAGACGCCACAGCCTGCGCCTCTGGCTTGTCGAACACGGCCCGCGCGAGCTTTCGAGCCTGATCGAGAAGCGTCAGGGCCTGCTGCTGATGGCCCTGAATCGCGGCCATCTTCCCGGCCTCGCGGAGCGCGTAGGCCTCGCGAGAGGGGTAGTGGATCGCGTGATCCCGGGGCGAGACGTGGGTGCAGTTGGCGTCGTAGGCGCAGGCGTTCCCGCGCTTGTAGCAGTCGGCCGCGCGGATCCAGTCCTCCTGGTCCATAGCGGCGTTCCCGGCCGCGTAGTACGGATCAGGAATGTATCCGGCCATGTCGATCGCCGCCTGGTAGTAACCCCGGCTATCCCACTCGAGCCCACGGCGGTGGTAGTAGGTCCCGAGCGCGATCAGCGCCTCGCAGCGGTCGATGTCAGTGAACGAGCACTCGAGCGAAGCCTCGAGGAACTCGAGCTCGCGCTCCGGCCAGAGCGTGGGGGCATAGGTCGCCAAGTAATGGCAGCGCCGGTGGTGGCGGTTCCCGGCCTCGTAGTCCTTGAGCATGATCTCGCCGTGGCGCCGGATCGAGAACTCGGACTCCTGCGCGTCCCACACCTTCTGGTGGAGCCAGAGGAGGTGCGGTAGCTCCCCGTTGGGCGGGAGCTTCATGCGATCGACAGCCACACAGATCTCGTGCGCGGCCTCGGCCCAGCGGAATACGCTCTGCCGCCGGCCCTGCTCGTCCTTGGGCCCCAAGCGGTGGAAGCGCTCGCGCTCCTGCCAGTCGATCGCGTTCCCGTGCTCGTCGCGGCGGTAGAGGTACGGACAGCGGAGCTGCGTGAAGTCGGGGTGCTTCTCCTCGATCCCGCGCAGGACATCCTCGAGGCTGACAGCCTGCTCCTGCGGCGCGTCCACGCCGGGGACGTCTTGCGCGACCTGGACCTCGTAGCCGCGCTTCCCGTGGCTGGCGCGCCAACGCGCGTTCTGGCGGAGGTAGCGCTCGGCCTCCGCACCGCCCAGGACCACATCGTCGGCGTCGGCCCAGCAGACCCACACGCCACTCGAGAGATCGAACGAGCGCTGCCGGGCGGCGGAAGCGTTGTCGAACGCGTACATCTCGGGGGTCCATTCGTTCTTGGGACCCTTATAGGAGTCGAACACGTCGGCCCATGGCGCGCAGAGCGCTACCGTCTCGTCGCTGCTCTGGGTGTCCACGACCACGATCTCGGCGTCTCGGCAGCGCTCGCGGATCGAGCGCAAGGTGTCGGTGATCGTGTGTCCGTCCCGCACGTGCTGCTTGGTCACGTTGCGCACGATCAGGCAGAACGAGAGGTAGGGCGGCTTGGTCGGATCCTCGCGCTTGCAGGGGGCGAGCTTGGACAGGGGCGCGATCTCGGTGACGGTGGTCACAGCCTTCTCCTAGTGCTTCGTGACGGTGGTTCGTGAGGCGAAGGCCTCGGTGACCAGCTGGCGGATCGTGACCCCGCGGCGTGCGGCCTCGGCCACGAGGCCGCGCTTCAGGTCCTGATCGAAGGCCAGGTGTAGCTCGAGTACCACGGCCGAGACGGTCATGTCGCGGGTGGCGGCCTCGATGGCGAGCTCGCGCTTCATGCCGGGAGGCAGGTGCAGCACCTGACGCACATGTCCAGCAGCTGGGCGGCCCATGGGCACGAATGGTAACAGCCTGCGTTTCAGGATCCTAGGCCACCCCGGACCGACGGGCCTGACGTCCCCAGAACCATCGTTGCGGCTGGACCTTGCGTGCGCTCGAGTTCAAGCTGGCGAGGCGCCTGGGACGTTCCCAGCGCTCACCCAGAGCGAGCGGGAGCTCGCAGGAGAGGCTTCCGTGGCGATTCTCGGCACCTTCATCGACATCTCGATCGTCTCCCGCGCGGGCGACGGCTTCCCAGGCGGCATCACCTTCATGACCGCGGCCCACTCGCTTCCCGCGACGAGCCCCGAGGTCGTCAACCCGGTCCTGGTCTCGGTCCAGGAGGTCGGCGTCAACGCGGCCGTGGTCCCGGTCGGTTTCGGCGGCAACGCCTCGCTGACGACCTGGGGCGTGCGCGGCTCGAGCGCGATCACCTTCGGCACGGTGGCCTGCCGGCTCCTGGCTCAGGTTTTCTACTCGACGATTCGTTAATCGTTAGGTAGGCACAAGCAAGTAGCCCGCAGCGATCGCTGCGGGCTGCTTTGTTTTTGAAGATCTCCTCGAGCTCTCATGCCGGCGGGAGAATCGTGTGCGCACCCTCCCACAGGAGCGCGCGCTCGAGCTCGGTGACGACCAGCGCGCGCAGCCGGCCCAGCTCGCCACGACCCAGCTGGTCGCGCTCGGCACGAGCGCGCTGGAGGGCCTGTGTGATCAGCTGGCGCAGGTTGGGCTCCAGCGGCAGATCAGGCGGGCTTACGCCGTGTAGACCATCGTGCGCGAGGCCTTGCCCAGCCGGTTGCCCTCGATCTTCGAGGCCTCCTTCTTCTTGAGCTTGGCGGCCTCGAGGAGCTGCTTGGCCTTCCCGTAGGAGAGCTTGAAGCGCGTCTGCACGGCAGCGCGGTTGGTGCCGTTCTTGGCGGCGGCCATCTTCTTGACGGCCTGGATCTGCTGCTCGGTGAACTCGGTCGACTTGGCCATGGTGTTGGCCCCCTTTCTGAGTGGTCTCCTACGACTGATGGGTCCGGCGTTGTCGTCGGACTCGAAGATCTTCTGCCACATCCGAGCCGTGAACACCTAGTGTCGGCCCCGCTTGCCCAGGACCAGGCGGAACAGCTGCGCGTCCCAAGCGTCCCTGGAGACGCCCCAAGAGAGGCCGCGCGGCGGACAAAAGCGGCGCGAGCGGTTCAGCGCGTAGACGGCGTTGCGCAGCTGCGTCTCGGTGGTCTTGGGCCCGAACTCGTCGAGCCGCACCTCGACCCAGGACTCAACCGACTTGACGCTGGCGAGCTTCTGGCGGAGGTGGGTCCAACGCGAAAGCGGGTTGCGTCCGCCCTTGCTCTTGAGAGCTCGAGCCTTCACGCCGCCCTTCTTGTGGACCTTCAAGCTGCTACCACTCCGTTCCGCAGGAGTGTAGCAGAGCCGCGCGCGGGTGATCAACAAGAGGTTCGGCGTGTTACTTGGTGAACACGACGTCCCGCATGAAGCGGTAGAAGCCGTAGCCGGCGAACCCGATCCCCAGGGCGGTCAGAGCCACCGTGAGCTTGCCCAGCGGCAGCTGATCGGGGTCCCCGCCCGGCTCGAGCGAGACGATCTCGTTACCGGCCTGGAGATCGAAGGCCGGCCGGACCACACCCAGCACCAGCTTCGATAGCGCGCTCGAGGCGGCGTTCTGAGCAGGAGGCGGAGCTGGGACTGCCGCGAATGGACGCGTGGTCCAAGGCGGCGTGAAGGCGCTCCGGAAGGTCACGGCCACACTGGACGGGTTCGCGAGCGCGACTGCTCCGCCGGACGCTGCTCGAGCCAGGCTCTGGAGCTCCAAGGGCATGCTCACAGCCTAGCATCGGGTCCAGCGAAACGCCTCCCGCTGTCGCCTAGATCGTCTTGAGCGTGCCCTCGGGAGGAAACGGAATCAGCGGACCGTCAGCCTCGGTCTCGTCTGTGTCTTCGTCGTCGTCCTCGTCTTCGAACTCTTCATCCTGGAAGCGGATCCCGACCGTGCGGACCTGCTCGGCCTCGAAGAGCATGGTGCCGGCCCGGAACGACCTGGGCTTCTTGCCGCCGGTGGGGTACTTGGCCGCTTCGAAGGCCTCGAACAGGTCCGAGGGGTGCCGCGGGTCGAAGAACGCGAGCGGGTGCTCGACGTCGTGGAGGTAGGCCAGGTACGGGAACCCGAGATCGGGATCGTGACCCATCTTCTCCACGAACACCAGCTGAGCGTGCGCGATCTGCTCCGGCGTGGGCGTGGGTGGTAGTGGCGTTTCGACCAGCGGCGCCTCGGGCGGTTCTTGGACTGCGCTCTTCTTGCTCATGTGGCCTCCGGGTAACTGCGCACGATACCGACTCAGAGAGCCGTGGGCAACGACGTCTGCGAGCGGTCCGCGTAGTAGGACCTGGCCCAAGCTGGGGCCTTGCTCCACTGATCGCTTCCGAAGGCCTGCGCCGGCATCGCCAATCTCTGCAGGTCCGGGCGGCGCTTCACGAACTGAATCGCGGCCTCGAGCCCCTTGGGAGTGATCATGATCCCAAGCGCGAGCCCGTCGGCGCCCAGAGCCATGGGTGAGCCGGTGTGCTCGTGAGGCTGAGTGATGAACCAACCCGCACGCTCCCGGAGTCGGTGCGCGGCCAGCTTGACCTCGCGCGTGAGGTACTGCACGTGTTCGTGCTCGAGCTGGGTCCAGGTCGACTCCGGAAAGGCGCAGAGCGAAACCAGCTCGCGCTTCCCATCTGCGTTCGTGTGCTCGCGCCAGCTGCAGCCGGCCGCGAACGAGCGAGGTACGACGTGATGCTCGAGCGCCAGCTGGCGGCCTCCGATGGCCATGCTCCGGGGGGCCAGGTCGCTCTCCTGAAGAGGAACACCTGTCTCGTGGTGGAGGCCTTCCGGCTCGCCACCCGGGTTCCGTCGGTCCTTCCAGCCGCCCGTGACCAGGTTTCCGTAGAACGCCAGGAGGAGCTCCTCGGCGGAGAGGCGACTCACGTCCGGAACTCCTGCTGAGATTCGCCGCGGATGAGGTCCTCGACGCCGAAGACGCCGTCTACTCCAAAGACTCTAGGTTGGACGCTCGTGCTCCCAGACAGGCTCTGCGGAGCCGAGAGGTGGTCGGGCGGATCCACGATCTCAACCAAGGCGCTCAGGTAAGCGCGGGCCACCTTGCGATGTCGGCGGACCTCGAGCTCGAGGGCGGCCTTCTCGGCCACGAGCGCCATCTTCTCGCGAGCCAGAAGTCCCAGCTGAACGTGCAGCTCGTTCTGCTCCGACTGGGCTTCTGACTGAGCGTGCGCGAAGCCGTAGTTGGGTGGTATGAAGTTCGGCGGGAGCTGGGTACGAGCTCCCTGGAAGATCGGCGGAATCTCGGCATCTGGGTCGGGAGTCGCGGCGCCTGCGGTCTCTTCGGTCACGGTGGCCTCCAGCACGGATTCTACAGACATCACGGACGCACCTCCAGCAGCACGTAGGCGGCCAGCCTCGCTCGCTGCCACCCACGCTCGGCGTCGGCGGCGTAGGCGTCGGCGGCGTAGGCGTCGGCGGCGGCGTAGACGGCGGTGTAGGCGGCGGCGTCGGCGGCGGCGTCGGCGGCCCTTCGGGACTCTCGAATCTCCTCTAGGCTCACTGCCTGTGTGTCTGCGAGCCACTTCCGCAGCAGGGTCAGTAGGTCATGCGGGCGCGAGTCGTTAGGGCGGAGCTTCTCGAAGATCGGCAGCGCGCGCTCGGCGTAGTCGCACGCGACGGCCACCAGGAGCCTGCGCCCCTCGCCTTCCAGCTTGGAGACGCGCAGCAGCAAGCCGCGCCTCGCTCTCCAGTCGTCCCACTCGACTCCGGGCTGGTCGCAGATCGCCTGCGCGGCCTTGCGCCCGAGCTGGGCAGCAAGTTCCACGCGCTCCTCGCTCACCTCGCCTGAGCGCAGGCGCCAGCGCAGGACGGCTACCGCGTCCCCAGAGCGCTCTGCTGTCCGCATGGCAAGGTCGCTCACAGGTCCGGCCCATCATCCAAAAGGGCTCTCTCGTTCGGCGAGAGCGACTCGAGCGAGCGGCTGCCGTTCTGGACCGCAGCAGCCAGAGCCGTGCGTTGTCTGCGTATGAAAGCTGCCTGCTGAGCTTCGCGCCGCTCCTCGAGTTGGACCTGGCGCTGCATGGCGAGCTCCTCCTGGCGGATCTGGTATTCGAGGCGCTGCTGTTCGAGCTGAAGCTGGCGCTCTTGAACAACCACATGGGCCTGAATATGCTCGTTAGTCATGATTGGCGGAACCCCGGGAGTCGGGATCGCGACCACCGGCATGCCACTGACCATGCCTGGCTGGCTGTAGTACGGCGGCAAAGGTTCCTGGGCACGCTGCGAGAAAACCGGAACGGCTTTGATCTCGCCCACCTGTGCTTCACAGGCCGCGCAGATCATCGGCCAAACCCATTCTCCCGACACTTCCAGCCTAAGGCCGCTCCCGTAGACCGCCGCAGGCCGGAACTCGAGCGGCTGCTGGTGGTCGCCGACCCTGCAGCGCGCAGCTTGCGCGGCCTTTTCGTCGACCAAACCAGCCTGCACGTCGCGCTCGAGCTTACGGGTGTCCTGATCGCTCACAGACACGCCCTCACGATCAACGTCCACAAGACGCCTAGGACCACACCCAGCGTCAACGCTCCAAACCGAGCCGCACGACGCGACCAGAGATCTGCGTCCCAAGCCTCGCATCCGACACAGCGGCAGCTGGTCTCAGCGGTCTCTGGCGTGGCATTGACGGCCCCACCTGCCCGGTAGTGAGCCAGGTCCTCCTGAGCCTGCGAGACCTGCACGCCAGCCACAAGCATCTTCGTCTTCAGGTCCTCGCGCTGGGTTTCTGCCAGGTCCCGCTCAGCGCGCACGGTTCTCAGCTCGTCGCGCAGCTGCTCCTCGCTGCGCTCAGCTGCGCGCTGAGCCGTATGCGCGAGCTCAGCCTCCTGCTGAAGAACCTCCACGTACTCCTTGGTGAACCAGCCCTTCCTCATAGGAGTCCCTCCAGCGCTGCGACCACCACCGAAGGAGTCGGCTTGGGCGTGGCCTTGGTTGGCCTCCCGCGCGCGGCTCCTGAGCCATCGTGACCAACAGCTGGAGCGGCTGCCAGACGACGAGCTGCGCGAGCCGCTCTGGGCTCGAGGAGGTCCTCGTCGACCCACGTCCCCCAGGCGCAGTAGAGGTAGAGTTCCACGCCACCGTCTGGCTCCATTAGTCCGTCCGGGAACTCCCAGCGGCGCGGGTCCTGGATCGCACACCACAGACAGAGCCAGATCTGCGCCTGACCGGTGCGGTGATGGATCAGGTGCGGGAGCTGCGCAGCCTCACGCTCGCACTGGGCGCGCAGCTGGGGCCCGCGCATCGCCTGGCACTGGGGACGAGGAGGCAGGCTGTAGTCCCAGCCGCGATCCTGGGAAGCGGTCACGAGCGCACGTGCTCATGCGTGTAAACGTAGCGGATCTCCTGGCCGTCAGCGCCCAGGTAGACCCGCTTCTCGAGCCAGGCCTCGCGGACCGCTTTCTCGAGCTTGCTCCACTCCAACAGGCAAACCAGACAAAGACTACCTAACTCATGAGCAGTAGGCTCGGTCTTGCAACGCACACACTGAGGCATACAGGAAGATTATCAGGAGACGATGCCTTTCAGCAAGATCCCGAACAGCACCAGCATGCTCGTAAACGGGCGAGGTAGCGGCTTCGGAAGGTCGAGACGCCACTGGAAGCTCATGAGCGCGTCGAGCCCGACTGGCCTACCCATGATCGTCACATCTTGGAACCTGTTGCGAGCGCTCCAGCCTGCCCGATCACAGATCGGGTTCATGGTCAAGACCTGCTTCGCCTCCCAGGCCTCACGGAGTCGTGCCTCCTCGTAGCGCTCGACGCCCTTCTCGTCCGGAGGCTGTGAGATCACGACCCGGGCTGGCAACTGAAGTAGGTCGGTCTGTTGGAACATCAACCGGACCATCCCGCGATCTCGCACGTAGAGCAGGTCCTCGAGCGAGTTGCCCGAGTCTGGGAGCAGACTGAAGCCGTAAAAGTAGAAGCAGTGCCCTTGTGGGACCCGCCCGTGAAAGCCGGGTGTCTGATCCCAGATCTCGCGGTGATGGGTGAAGAACGAGCAGCTCAGTTCACCCGGTTGGATCGTCTCGCGCGAGTAGATCGGGTTCTTGCGTGGGCGAGCGCTGACCACTTCTGGGAGTGGTATATCCACGAGCGGCATGCCGGCGGCCTCATTTACCGCATCGACCTCGGCCTGCCGCTCCCTGTGAACCAGGCGTGCCTCCCGGTTAACACTCAGCGAATTGGGCCACTCTATCGGACAGCACTTCGCGCGGTGTTCCTCGAGGTCGGCGTCGAACACGAGCTGCTGGCAGTCCGGGCACTGCACCTGGGTGTGAAGGCGCAACCAGGCCGCGCGGAGCTCCTCTAGGGCGTCGCGGTCTCCGGTCAGTGCCTGCCGTTCAAGCGTTCGGGTCCGTTCGTCCACGCTAGGTTGCGCGGCCCAGGAGACCCTGCCGCTTCTTGAGCAAGCGCTCAAGGATCGACTCGCG